TCCAACTATTATTATTTCCTAAATATAAATGAATTTTACTATCACCGGAACTTCTAATCATTTGTATTCCATAAGTGTTAGGATGTCCTAAAAAAACTTGGCCTGAACTTTCATTATCAAAATTAATTTTTATTATAATTTCTGAAATAGTATTGACATTTAAAATAAATGGTTGTTGTAATTCTATATAATTACTGTCGCTAAATTCACTAACTACATTATCCGTTATCGTAGGACTGCCTACCACACTATAATTTACAGGTCCACTTAAATTTAATTGTGGATTAGCCCATATCAATTCATTGTTTTCATTGAACTTATATTTTTCTACAAAGTTTATGTTATTCTTTTGCCTTATGTCTATTTGTGAATTATTTAAGTAAAGCTCAGGTCCTGCTATAAATGTTCCTGTTCCGCGATTTGTTCTAAATACATCTTGTATTAAATCTAACATTCCTAGTTCACCATCTGAATTTCTTTTAACAGGAATTAAATTAGCAACTAACACATCATTATTATATATCAAATATGGATATATTCTACCAATATAATAAATTTCACCAGCATTAATACTATTAGCAATTCTCATAGAAACATCATTTGAAAAAGTATTATAAGTAAAAGTTTTAACTAATTCACCGTCAACATAAAAATTATTTTTATTAAAATCTACATCATATAAAGTATTAATATTATATTTCAGATCACTATTAGAATAAGTAGTATTATAACAAGGTCTAAAATAGCCATTAACTAATAACAATGCAAAATTATTACTTCCTTGTGAACTTCTTGTACAAAAAACAGATTGATTATTTTTAGATTTACTATAAATCTTTGTTCTTACTCGTAAATCTTGACTTGCTGTTATTCCTGTGTTAAGCCATTGTGTCCCAGTACCTTCCAAGTACTCCAACCTTGTATACCCTTCAGGAAAACTATATTGCCAATCCGTAGGCGGATAAAATTTATCTACTTGTATGCCATTTTGTTCTGTAAGCATTTTATATAAACTCCTATCAATTATTCAACCCAACTGTACATTTGATTACCTATCCATACATTACTACCTTTAGGTTTACAGAAACTAAATTTATAATTTGCCATTGCTGTCATTGTTGGTGAAGTGTTACCCCATACTACAGTGTCAGGAAATGTTATTTCCCATGCTTGTTGTGCATCTACCATTTTTATATATAATGTAAATTCTATTTCTACATCACTGTCTTGTGCATTAAACTCAACTAAATTGTCTGTATTAAATACTAATGTAGTATTTGATGTTGGTGTAAGTTCGTATACTTGTTTTGTAGGAACTAAATTTATCGTTACTGTACCATTTGCTTCTAATGTATTTACATGGTTGTATATCGGTTGTAAACCTAAATTTTGCCATACTTGCTCTTTCTGTTCTTGGCTTAAACTTTGTGCAGATTTTGTTAATACGTCTGTTCTTAATTTATCTACTAAGTTATTACCATACAATGTATTTGCAAGTACTGCCACTGTTGTACCTACAAACTCTTCTGTGCCGAAATCGTTTACTGTATATTTTCCATTGTTTGGTATATCTACAACATAAGTTATCGGTGTAGGTAATACATAATAAATGTAATTACTATCATAAATATAATCTACACCTAATTCTATAACTGTATCTAAGTTCGCTTGACTATATGCATATCTTCCTATTCTGTTTACATATCTATTATCTTCTAAGAATATTTCATCAAATACATTACCTACTTTACCAAAATAGTTTGCACAATTTAATGATACTTGTGTTTGTGTAGGATCTGAAATATCATAACCTGTTGTAGGTATATTGATTACACTTGGTGCAACATATTCTGTATAATCTTGGTCTTTATAATTACTCCAAGTAGGATGTACACATAACTTTGTTATGTCTGTTAATGCTACACATATATATCCATCTTTTGGGAATGTTATCCATTGCAATTTATTAGCAGGTAATATTGATGTATCATTTACTACTTCTATTCCATCATTGCCACTTAATGTAATAGTGCTTGATGTTGTAGGTATTGTTGCACTATACCCAACCCTTACCAATGTTCCTGTTGTGTTGTTATCGTATATTGTATAATCACCATGCCTGTTACCGTAATTGTTTTCAAGTCCACCAACTGCATGTATATATGCAACATAACTACCTGCACTTGCTACAATTTCACCATTTTCATTTATTGTATATCCACTTAATACATTGGCAGGATTAAATTGGTTAAAGCCACTTGCTTGAAAACTTGTAGGTGTTGCAACTTGCATATCACCATTATATGTTATTGTAATTGTATCACCTGTTTGTGGTGTTCCTGTAATAGTTATACCATATTCACTTATATTTACTATAGCTTCATTATTCATCCATACAGCACCTTGATATAAAAATGAATATGTACCTATTTCATTATTTACTTTTTGTGCAAATATTGTTTCATTTACTGCTATTGTTAATCTATCTACTGCATTGTATGTGGCTGTTGCAGATTCTGAAACTTCTTCGCCTGTATTATCATAAGTGTAACTTACTACAAAACTATCTCCATTTAATGCAGTAGCACTTAATGTAATACCATAATCTTCTAAATTAACTACATTACTATCATAACTCCAATCTGTTCCATCAAATGTAAATGTATAATCACCACTTACATTATTTACTGCTGTACCAAATATTGTTGCATCTATACTTGCATTTATTCTTGTAGTTTCGTTATGTGTAGTATCTATGTTATTTAAACTTCTTCTTGGGTTTATTACATTACCTGCTATCTTCATTAATGTTGCAGGTCCATCACTTATACTTTTTGTTCCACCTGCTGTTCTAAATAATATATATGCAGTATCATTAATATTGTCCGGTGAAACTAAATTTTCTGCCGTAGCTACTTGCGTTATTAATACATTACCATCATTGTCAGGTGTTTTAAAATTAACGGATTTTACATTGGTTTTTTGTGCATCACTTAATGCTTTACTTGATGGATATTTTTCTTGGCTTGTTTCAGTATAATCTTGGCTTATATTACTTTTTAATTGGTATATGTTTAAATCACTTTCTACAAGTGTCGTTCCATTATAAGTATAATATTTATTATCATATAAATAAAATGTTCCAATGGTAGGTGTTTTACCTTCATCCCATTGTCCATCTTTATAAGTGTATATTTTACTATCTGCTGTATTAAACCATGTTTGCCCATCTTGTGGGTTTGTAGGTTCTGTTTCTTGAAAATAGTTTAATGTTTCTACTTTACCACTACCACCAGAACCACTAGGAGCTTTTGCAGAACCCAAATAAACTATATTAGGTGATACTATTTTTATACTCATATTATTCTCCTTCTTCTGTACTAATATTAATTCCTGATTCTAATGAATTACGGTTCAATCTAATATATAAATTTGTGCTATCTGTCGGAGTATATTTTGCAATTTTATAACCAGCACCATCTAACTTTATGCCACTGTAACTATCTGTGGCAGGTTCTGTATCTGAATCTAAAAGTAATACATCACCTAAACCTCTTGCCTCAATAACGTATAAAGTACTTGAATCAAAAGAAAACCCATTGCCTATTAAGTCTGTTACTAGTGTCCAGTCTTTTGTTACTGGTACATATGCAATATTTGCCATAAAAAACACCTCTTTTAAATAATATAAATACTATTAAAAATAAAAGGATTATGATATAAATGTCAAGGGTAAATAAATTTATAAAAAACTACTTGACATTTATTTACTTTTATATTATAATACGTACCGTAGGATAAATCTGCTAGTAGTGTCTACGACTATAATATCAGGAATGATAAAGCTCCTGCTCACTACTACAGCGTTGGGAAATAGGAAGTATACAACGTACAAATGTATATACTAGTAAGTATATAGTATGCAACTTCCTTTGTATAATTGAGGGAAGCCCTAATACTGATGGTTATTCATTAGCTTAATATACCTAGAAACAGAAGAAGCTAACCACGTTAACTTAGGACATTAGTAAATTAAAGTTTAAGTATAACTTCACTTTAATTTCTTTTTTCTTTTTCAAGAAAAAAGAAAGCTGTGGGAAATAAAAAATATTTGAAATTAAGTTTATTTAAAAAATCCCAAATTAACAAATTTAAGTCCTATCTTAAAGTCTTGACATTTAAAATAAAATTTAGTATAATCTTAAGAAATTTATATGGAAAGGAGAATTGAAATGGATTTATTTGGTAAAAAGAAAATTAGAGCATTAGAAACTATCCTTAACAACACAATTCAAAGTAATATTGCTTTAGAAAAAATCTCTAAAACATTGACTTGTCTTAACGAACTTATTATAGAAGATAATGAAAAATTAAAAAATGAAAATGAAAACTTAAAAGAAGAAATTTATAAATTAACTGGAATAAAAAATGATTTGCAATGTAAATTAGATGCATGTATTAAATTAGAAAACGTTAAGAAATCTAAAAAGTCTTCTAAAAAGAAATCTAAAAAATAACTTGAAAATTCAATAAATTTAAGGCTATAGAATAAATTAAATCTATAGCCTTATCTGTTAGGAGAACTCTGTGAAAATACGTGTGATATCAGATATTCATGAAGATATAAATGATAGATATCCTTTGAATTATAATGATGATACGTTTACAATAATAGCTGGGGATATTAGTGGCGACCCTGTTAATGGAGTTCAATGGATTAAGAATAATATTAAGTATGGTTTGTTTGTTCACGGCAATCATTTAGTTTATAATCATTTAGGTTTACCAATTCAACAGTTGCAACAAATATATAGTAATGCTTTTCCTTTAGAGTCAGATATTTCATACTTAAATAATCAATATAAAATTATAAATGATATTGTATTTATAGGCTGTTGTCTATATACAGACTATAAATATAATGGTACAGTTAATAGTAATATGCGAATTGCAGAAAAAGGTTTAAATGATTTTAGATGGGGTAAGATACTTGAAGGCGATAAAATTGTAAGCCTTAAACCACACCATTATTTAAATATGTTTAAAGAGTCATATAGCTTTATTAAACAAACACTTAGAAAATTTAAAAATAAAAAGTGTGTGTTGATTACACACCATTGTGTAAGTCCTTTACAAATTGATCCGAAGTATTTTACAAATAGTTTAAATGCTTCTTTTACATCAGATTTAACAAAGTTTATTGAAAAGAAAAAGAATTTATCATTAGTTATATCAGGTCATACACATGCAAGTAGTGATTTTATGATTGGTAATACAAGAGTTGTATGTAATCCTTATGGATACAGAAGTTCTGTTTATGGAGAATGTAATTTGAATTTTAATCCAAATTTAATTATAGAGGTTTGATTACTTTATTATGGATGAGATAGTTAAGTTTGTTGAGAATAATTTACACATGGTTCTTTCTTATTCTGTAGATGAATACAGTATACAGATTTATACACTTTGTAATGAACTTATAAATATTCGTCCAATGAAAATTAAAGGTAAAAAAGGTTTCTACGAAGTTATTGTCACAGTGATTGAAAATAATACTTGTGATTATATGGCATATACGTTAGATATTATAGATGTGTTTAAATTACTTAATGAGTATCTTAATAATTTTTATAGAGATTATTATCTAGAGGAGGAATTTGATGAGTTATAAATATATTCTTGGTTTTGATAATGGAACTACTGCACATTTTACACTTGTTGACGTTAATGGTAAATTACTTGCATTTGAAAATGTACCTACATATCAACAAGTAAGCTGGAGTAAACCAACAAAAAGAAAATATAAAACAAAAAATGGTTATGTAACAAAACCATATCAAGCACAGTTTACATTTATAAATATTGATGAACTTAAAAAAATTCTTAAAAATTTAATACCAAATGTAAGTGATACAATTTGCTATTTAGAACGTCCTGCAGTTAATTATCATGCAGGCTGGGCAATGCAAAGTTCACTTTCTGCATTTGGAGCCTGGTTATCTGTTTTGTACGTATTAAATTCTTTAGGTATTAAATATGTAATGATTGATTCTAAGCAATGGCAAAATGCAATGATACCAGAAGCAACTGGAAAAAATAATAAAGAATATGTAAAGAGTTTAGAGAAAGGTGAAAGAAATAAACTTCTTAAAAAAGCAGCAGATAAATTAGCAAAAGAATTATATCCATCAGTTATACTTAAAGAGTCTGGAGATGGTGATAGTGTTTGTATAGCAGAGTATTATAGAAGAATACAATTAGAAAATAAGGATAAGTAAATGAGAAAAACAAAAAGTATTTGGTCAGTTAAATGTACAGCGACAGATCAAGATTTTGCAATAACAAAATATACAGATAATATTGTTTTAAATTTAAGAACATTGGAAGTAAATATTATTACTCCGGTAGATAAAAAAGATTATGACTTGATTTTAAATAATAAATATTATAAAATACTAAGCACTTTAGATGTTTTTGATTTAAAAACTTTATCAAAATTATTTGAAGGTAGAAGTATAAAATTTAAAAAGAAATAGGTTATTAATGCAACATTTATTAGAATATATTAAATCTCATAAAAATTGTAGATATAAATTATTAGAATCTAAATTTTTAAATCAAGAAATTAAAGATGTTTTACATAAATATAATTTAAGTTTTGTAGAATTATGCTATCGTTTAAATAATAATATAGCACTAGATAAAATTTTCATTTGTAAAAATTGTAAAAAAGTGATTAATTATAACTATAAAAAGAATTACTATAGTACTTTTTGTAGTTTAAAGTGTGCAGGTATATATAACCAAAGTTTACCTACAACAAAAGAAAGGTGTAAACAAACTTGCTTAAAGAAATATGGTGTTGCTACTTTTAGTAAAACTGATATATACAAAAAGACTATACAAGATAAACAGAAAGATATTAGATTAAAAGTAAAGGCTACATTACTGAAAAAATATGGTGTAGATAATTATAGTAAGTCAAATGACTATAAACAAAAAATAAATATTATACAAGATAAGATGAAGAAAGCTTGTAAACAAAAATATGGTGTTGAATATTATTCACAATCTGAAGATTATAAATTAAAAAAACCTATTATTTTAGAACATAGTAAAAATACATATAAACAAAAATATGGTGTTGATAATTATAGTAAAACTAAAGAGTGCAAAGATAAGGTAAAACGTACTAATATTGAAAGATTTAATGTTGATAATCCTATGAAATTAAAAGCTTGTGTTGTTAAATTAAAAGATACTTGTATTAAAAAATATGGTGTCGATAATTATGCAAAAACAGATGTGTGGAAAAAACAATATCAATTAAATAAATTTAATATTGTATCTAAACGTAATGCAACATTGCGTAAAAATAATTCATATAATAAATCTAAATCTGAAGAGAAAATATACAGTCTACTCTTGACAAAGTTTAACAAAAGTGATATTATTAGACAATATAAAAGTGATTTATATCCTTTTGCTTGTGACTTTTACATTAAGAGCTTAGACCTGTATATAGAATACAATGGACATTGGACTCATGGCTGGTATCATGACAGATGTTTAGGAAGTTTTAATAAAGATAGTATAGAGCATAAGAAAATATTAAATTTATATGAAAGTAAAAATACAAAGTTTTATAAAAATGCAATATATGTATGGACAGATTTAGATGTGAGAAAGCTTGAATGTTTTAAGAAGAATAAACTTAATTATAAGATATTTTGGACAGTTGAAGACGCAGAAGATTGGTTAAAGGAGATTTAAAAATGAATGCACATGATTTTAATAAAGTTGTAGAAGATTGTATAAATAGTATAAATACAATTTTAATGAGTAAATCAAAAGAATACTCAACTGATGTAGATAAACTACATAATTTTAATGAAGCAGCTAAGCTACTAGATTGTACTAATGTATATGCTTTAGCTGGTATGATGAATAAACATATTGTAAGTGTTTATGATATTGTTAAACGTTTTGAAAAGACTGGACAATTACCTACTAAAGATTTGTTAAATGAGAAGATTGGTGACAGTATTAATTATCTTATATTATTAAAAGCATGCTTTCTAGATAAGCTAAATAAGTGAGGTAAATAAATGGAAATATATACTCCTGCAGATATACAAGAATTAAAAGTATTACAAGATGGAGTTACAAATTGTCCTAAGTGCGGAGGTTCTGATTATAATTGCGAGTGCGTTAAGAAATATAAATTTTTACATAACATGATTATGTCTGCAATTCCAGCAAAGTATAGATATGCAGATATAAATGAAGTTCAAGTTCCAGAATTAAAAACGAGTTTAGATAAAATTACAACATATATAAAATTGTTAAACGACCACAGAAAAGCAGGTACAGGTTTATATCTTTATGGTACAACAGGAACAGGTAAAAGTTATGTTGCTTGTTATGTTTTAGAACAAGCTATTCTTAAAGGTTACTCTACTTTTTTCTGTACAGTAGAACAATATAAGAGAGCATTATTCGATAAAGATAATGATTATATTTATAATGTAAATGAGTCTGACTTTACATTGATAGATGATTATGGTCGCGAGTTTTCAGATACAAAAGGATTTATAGATTCTCAAGTAGATGAAATGCTTCGTTATAGATATGATAGAAATAAACCTACAATTATAACAAGTAATATATTAGCTAGAGATATTGAAAACTTACGTATAAAATCAATTTTATATGATGCATATATTAAGTTACCTTTCGAATGTGTAGACTACCGTAAATCATTAGGAGGAGTCAATGCCCAAAAAAATATTAGGTAAACATCCGAAAACAAAAAAACCTTTATATAAAAAGGATGTTGATGATTTAACAAATAAAACACTTAAAATAAAAAAAGCATTGGTTGATAGATATAAAGATGTATCACCAGTTACATTATTACATTTAGCAATTGCAATTAGTTTAAAGTATCCAATATATGTTACTGAGTCGCCACAATTAAATGATGATAAAGCATATATTAAAAGAAAGTATAAAATACAAGTAGGGCATATGTATGAATTTACGAATTTAGATGAAGGAGTAATTTTGTAATATGGATTTAAATTTAGAATTTACAAGTCATATATTAAAAAATAAAGAAGACCTTTTATATATATTAAGTAAACCATTTGATTTTAATTGTATAGATTTTTCTGTTTCTGGATTTTCTGCATCAAGGTCAGCTTGTTATTGTATTATAAGTTTTTATAGAACATATAATGAGTTATTAACTTTAGCACAAGCAGAAACATTTATAACAAGTATTTGTTCTAAACCAGAACAGGCTATTCCTATACTTCAATATTTAAAACAAGCTAATGATTATGTATTAACAACGAATTTTACTTTCCTATTAGATACTATAAGAAAAGAATACAGTTTATTTATTATAAGAAATTCTTTACTTGATGTTACAAGTTCTTTAGATTCTTCAGATTTAGATAATACAATATTAAAAATACAAAAAGGTTTAAATAAAGTTAGTTCATTAGAAACTTCAGAAGTTGTGGAAGGTGATTTAGCTTTAAGTTTAGATGAGTTTTACGATAAATATAAAAAGGTACAACAAGGTGAAATGTCTGTAGGATTACAAACAGGTTTTCCTACATTTGATAAAGCAACTGGCGGATTAAAAGCTGGAGAGTTAGATATTGTTATTGCAGGTTCTAATGAAGGTAAGTCAGTTTTTTTAATTAATGTAGCTAGACATTTATATGCACAAGGAAAAAATATTTTATATTTTTCAATAGAGTTACCTAAAGATCAAATCATTCGTAGATTTATATCTCTTGCTGCAAATATAAATATTGATAGATTCAGAGATGGTATATTAACTGCAGAAGAGAATACAAGATTTTTAGATACAATGCAGGCTTTTAAACAGAAAGAAAATATATTTTATATTGTAGATAATCCAACATGTAATGCAGACTCAATTGCAGCTAAGTATGAAGAAATTTCAGTAAAGCATAAGATAGATTTAATTATTATAGATTACTTAGGTATTATGCGTCCTAAAAAATCTACAGGACAGAAATGGGAAGAGCTCGGTAACATAGCTTTAGATGTTAGACATTTAGCAAGAACATTTAAAATCCCAGTACTTACAGCTATGCAGGTTAAATCTGAAGCAGTAAAGAATTCTAAAAACCCAGTTTATAATATGACAGATATAGCAAATTCATTTATGGTTATTCATCATGCAGATACAGTTCTTGCTTTAAAACTTAAAGACCCGGTTTCAGCTATGCAAGGACTTTCTATTGTAGAGATGACTGCAAGTACACCAAAAGTTAGAGATGGACAGAAATGTCAATTTGATATAACTGCGATGTTTTCAAACATGCGGATGGAGGAGCCAGTAAGTGCAACTTTCTAGTTTACCACAATTAGATATAGTTTCAATTTTTAAACACTATAACTTTGATTTAAAAGAGTCTGGTGATAGATATGTTTGTTTATGTCCATTTCACAATGATAAAAATACACCTAATCTTACAATATATCCTAAGACAAATTCATTTTATTGTTTTACTTGTAAAAAGTCTGGAGATGCTTTAACATTAATTTCGTTTATGGAAAAGAAGCCTATTTATGAAATAAAACAAGAATTAGGAACTACATTTTTAAAATATAAATTAACTACACAATATAAAAAACCTATTGATTTTTTTCAAAGTTTATTAAAAGATAGTTCAGAATTGTTTTATAATTATATTAAAGCTTATCCAAGTAAAATGAACTCCTGTATGTATTGTATGCAATTGTTTGATTTATATTTAGAAGATATTATTATAAATAAAGTAGAAATTAATTTTGATAAATATAATCAAATACTTGACAATTTAAAAAAGATATTATATAATGAGAATATTAAATAAGTAACAGGAGAAACAAATGAAACAAGTAACAGTAACAAAAGGTTATTCCCAAACAATCTCACAAGATTATAATTCTTATAAGTTTTCTGTTTCACTTACAGAAACGTTTGAAGTTGCAAATGATGAAGAATTAAATCAGAAATCAGCAGAGTTATTTCAGAAGTGTGTAAGTATGGTAAATACTGATATAGCTAATATATTCGGAGGTAAAAGATAATGCAATTAGAAAATATAGAATTATTATCATATCAAGATTGTGAAAATTATATTAATGAAGCAAAGAGTTTACGTGATACAGTTCAGTTAGTAGAAGATCCTATAGCAGAGTTAGGATTTCCTGGAATAAATAAACAGTTATCTAAAATACAAGCTGCTAAAGAAAGGATGACAGATATACTATTGCATGCATTAAAAAATAAATCTAATGCACAAAGATTAGCAAATAATGCTAAATCTAGTTATGGAACAGAGTTTGCGATTGCAATGAGTTCTGATCCAGATGTTTTAGCACAAACATCTAAAGAAAAAAGGGAAGCAGCTGCTGCTGTTAAGTTGCAAAATCAATATGCAGATTTACAAAAAGCAGAAGATAACTTATCTCAAGCAAATGTTTTTAATCAAGTTATTTCTACTATTGCAAAAGATTTAGAAAATAAACAAGATTTACTTGAAAAGCAGATTGATTTAATAAAGATGTCTATGGTAGTACATCCAGATGTGCGTGAACGCATGACTATAAATTAGAAAAAATCTGTGAGGACCTCACAGATAATATATAATAAATTGAACATAGGAGAGTAAAAAATGATTTTAACAAGGCAAGAAGCAAAAGATTACAGTAACGAACCAAGACCAGATTTAAATTATGTAGAGGATGGAATTTATCCTGCATCATTTGTAAAATGTAGTGAAGAACAAGGACAGTATGGACCACAGATTAAATGGTTGTTCACATTAGATGAAGTAAATAAAATTAAGATTTTTGTAAGTTTATTTACTTCTACATCATGGGCACCTGGTAATAAATTAGATGGTTTACTTGTATCGTTAGGTATTGATACTACAAATAATTTTGATTTAGCAACATTTAATACTGATATGATAAAAGGTGGAACAAAAATTCTTTTGATGGTTTCTAAAAAAAGAAGTCAGAAAGGTAATATATATTTGAAGGTTGATAAATATTTACCTTATTCACCTAATGCACGAGGTGCAGAACCGTTAATGTTTCCACAAGAACATATGATTATGCCAGAACCTCAACAGCAATCGCAACAGTTTCAGCAACAGCAACCACCATTGAAAGTTAATTATCAATCAATTAAACCAATTAATAATCAACCAAATGGTATGTATCAACAGTTCCAACAACAACCATATGCTGGACCTAGTATAAATCCTGCTCCTAATATGGGACAGAGAGTAACTAATCCAACAAATCAAAATTTTGGAACTATGCCTCCGGTTAAAAAAGTAGATTTTGGTAGTAAGCTATAATTATAAAGTAAATACTTCCCTTACTATATTATATGGTAAGGGAATTTTATGAGGTTAAAAATGGCTAAAGACTTGAAAAGTATTTTAGATAGTTTAAAAAAGCAAGGTATGAATACACTAATTGTTGGAGATAATCAACCAGAAGTTCCTAGGTTACCTTCTGGGTCAATTGGTCTTGACCGTATACTTGGTGGTGGTTATCCTATGGGAAGAATGACAGAACTATATGGAGATCCATCTTCTGGAAAATCTTTAATGGCTTATCTTGCAATTAAAGAAGTTCAGAAGAATGGTGGTGTAGCAGCTTTAATAGACGCAGAGAATTCATTTACAAGGGATTGGGCTTTAAATTTAGGAATTGATCCAAATCAACTTTTAGTAAGTGGAACTGTCGATGGTTCTCCAAGATCTGGAGAGTCTTTCTTAGAAGATGTGATTAAGTTTATAGAAGCAGAAGTAGACTTAGTTGTAGTAGATTCTATATCTGCATTAACACCACAATCTCAGATAGATAAAGGACTTGAAGAAGGTAGTGCAATTGCTGAGCAAGCAAGGATGCTTTCTTTAGGTTTAAGAAAAGTAAATGCAGCTTTAGGAGCTAAAAATAAAACAGCATTAATATGGATTAATCAAGTAAGGTCTAATCCAGGTGTTATGTTTGGTAACCCAAATCAGTCTACTGGTGGTAAAGCATTAACATTTTATGATGCAATAAAAGTTTATGTTTATAAACGTACAGGTGCAGAATTTACTTATTATAAAGATCCAAAAAATAAAGATGAAGGTTTAGCAGGACAAAGAGTTAAAGTTACTACAGAAAAGAATAAGTTGTATAGACCTAAAATGTCATGTGAGTTTGATGTTTATTTTGATATAGGTCCAGAAAATTTATCTGTTGGTGTAGATACTGCTAGTGAACTTTTAACTGAATGTCTTAAAGCAAATATTATACAACATCCAAATAATGTTATTTATGAGTATAATGGGCAAAAGTATAAAGGTAAATTAGAGATTACCAAAGCAATTAAAGAAGATGAAAATTTACAAAAAGAATTGTTAGGTGCTTTAAATGTATCTAACTAAGATAGAATTAGAGAATTTTCAATCACATAAATCCACCATCATAAATTTAGATGGTGGATTTGTATGTATTGCAGGTAGAACAAGATCTGGTAAAAGTTCTGTTTTACGTGCATTAAATTTTATGTTTAATGATGTATGGTCAGATTCATTTATTAGAACTGGTGAAAAGTCTGTTAAAGTATCAATAACTTTAGATAATGGAATTAAAGTTATAAGAGAAAAAGGAAATGGATTAAATAAAATAACTATTATAAAACCTGATGGAACATCCAAAGAATTCAATAATTTTGGTATTCAGGCTCCTGTAGAGGTCAAACAAATATTAGGAGTATTCCCTTTAGTAATAGACTCTGATTATTCAGAAAATATAAATATACATATGCAAGATGATCCACATTTTTTATTAACTAAGTCTGCTCCGATGAAAACAAAATTTATAAATAGGTTAACACAATTACATATAGTAGATGCAGTAAACCGTGAATTAACAAAAGAAATTCAAGATAATAAACAGTCATTAGATAATATAGAAAAATCAATTGTAGAATTAAAAGAAGTTTTAAAGAAATATGATAATTTAGAATCACATAAAAATTTTATATTACAATTGCAAAATAACTTAAATGATTTATTAAAAGTTCTTGAAACAATAAATCTTAAATATGTGAACTTATTTAATTTAGCTACTAAGATGGCTTCATATTTAAAATTAAAATTATTTTATGAAAAGCGTGAGAAACTAATTAAAAAAACAATTGCTTTAAAAGGGATAGTTGTAGACTATAATCGTATAAATAATATTTTATTATTATATGCAAAACGAGAACATTTAAAAAGATTAATTAGTTGTCAAGATAATGTATTAAATACATATAATATTTTATTGAAATGTTATGAAAATTATGATATAATAAATAGATTAGAAATTTTGAAACAAGATTTTAAAAATAAAGAATTCGAACTTAAAGAACAAGAAGATTTTATTGAGTTAGGCAAACAAGTAACTAAAGTATGTCCAACATGTAAACGACCTTTATGGAGTAAGAATGAGTAAATTTATATTTACAACGGATTGGCATATATGTTTTCATCAACCTAGTTGTAGAGTTGATGATATTATAAAAACTCAACTGAACAAGTTGAGTTCTTTAGTTGATATATGTAATCAAGAGTTACCTGACTTTATAATTATGGGTGGAGATTTATTTGATTCACCGAGGTCATCAGATCCATCAATACTTAATAGTGTAATATCTATACTAAAGAAACTAAAATCACCTTTCTTTTATGTTCCGGGTTCACATGATATTTATGGATATAATTTAGATTCTTATAAACAATCATTTATTGGAACGTTAGAAGCTTCTGGTTGTATAAATGTTTTATATGATAAAGCAATTTATAAATTTCCTTCAGATTTACTTATAGGAGTTATGCCTTGTCAGTTATCTAATAAAGTAGATGATTATTTAATATTTAAAGATTGCGATATAATAGTAACTCATAATTCAGTTTCAGATATAAGTTTACCTTATGAACATATACTCATAAAAGATTTAGCGCAATTATTTAATGGTAAAATATTTTTGTGTGGACATATACATAAACCGTTTTATATTATGGAAAATAATAATTTATTTGTAAATACAGGACCTTTAATAAGAACATCTATTGTAGAAAAAGATATTAAACCACATGTAGCTGTATTTAATAAAGTCGGAACAAAATTAGATTATAGAGATATTTTTATTCCTATATTAGAAAATATATTTATTAATAAAAATACTGTTGCAGAAACTAAAGAATTAAATATTTCGTTTAATGACGTTTTAAAAGATACAGATTTAGTTTTTAATGATATATATGGAATATTAGATCATATAATAAAACAATTAAATGTAGACCCAAAGTATGCTGAAATGGTTAAATTACGTTTAGAGAATGTAACAAAGAAATTAACTAAATAGAGGGAGATAAGTTATGGCACATAGTGCATCTACTAGAGAAGGTCGTGAATTTGGAGCAACTGTAGATAAGTTTGAAGAAAAACAGAAACAATTACAAATAGATAAACAAGTTGATGCCAGATTAGATGAAATAAAGAATATGACACATGAACAAATTGTTGAGCGTATAACTAAGTTAACTTCTGAAAGTTATGCAACGAAAGCTCAATTACAGCAACTTGAATCTGAAATACATGAGTGTGAAAAGACTTTAAATATAGAAGCTACACCAGAAAATATAGTTGAATATAAAAAACGTTTAGATACTGCAATGCGAACAGCTTTATCTAATTTAGCAAGGTTTGAGGAAATGTTATTAGAAGAAACAAAAGATATGCATGACGATGCTAGACGTAAATGGTTAGAAGATATTATAAACGAGGCACAAACAAATGCAAAATGAATTACTCTAAAAGAGTTTCCTATTTCACAGCTTCTATGTTATTACTAGACAGCTCCATAGGCTTTACAAGACAGTTCCTGCCTTGTTTAAGAATATTAAGTGCTGCATTATAATCTCGATCAACTTCTGTGTGACATTTAGGACATATCCAATTTCGATCTTTCAATGTTAAATCTTGTTTAATGTAGCCACAGTTATTACAGGTCTTTGAAGATGGATAGAATCGATCAATCTTAATTATAGATCGACCATACCATTTAGCTTTATATTCAAGCATTCTTATAAACTCGTACCAAGATAATTCTTGAATACTTTTAGCTAAATGATGATTAGAAAGCATACCTTTTATATTTAAGTCTTCAATATAAATCGTTTGGTTTTCACGAATTAATTGAGTGCTTACTTTATGAAGATAGTCTTTCTTACAATTTATTATATATTCAAATAACTCTGCTACTTTTAAGTTGACTTTCTTTCTGTTATTAGAACCTTTAACTTTCTTACTAGCTTGTCTTTGTAAGAATTTTAATTTAGATTCCACTTTCTTTAAGAAATGTTTGTTATCAAATACCTCGCCATTTGAAGTTATAACAAAATTTTTAATACCTAAATCAATACCTAAATCAGTATTTAATTTAGGAAGTTCTTTAATATCAAGTTCAACAGTTATATTAACAAAGTATTTATTGGTTTTTGTTTTAACTATTGAAGCTGTTACAAAATCTCCAACTAAGTCTCTGTGAAGGTTTATCTTTATACCTTCTTTAAACTTTGGAATATACAATCTATTATTTTTGATAGATAAGTGCTGTGGTACACAAAAGGATTGTCTAGACTTTTTAGACTTAAATCTTGGAAACTTAGAACGTTTCTGGAAGAAACCTCTATATGCACTTTCTAAGTTCTTTAAAGTGGATTGTAAAGTTTGAGAATTAACTTCTTTTAACCAAAGTGTTGTTTGTTTAAGGTTAGTTAAATCTTTAGCATTATCGTAATAATTAAGAAATCCTTTAACCCTTTTAGCTTCAATATTTTCTTTATTATTTAAATAATAATTTTGTTCTTTATTTAAATAATAGTTAAAGATAAAGCGAGTGCATCCAAAGTGTTTATCTAATAAAATACTTTGTTTTTTAGTTGGATATAAACGATAATTATAAGTATAATGTTGTATCATTTTTTATACAAATTAAAAATTTAGCATAAAATTCTATTACATTGTAATGTGAATTATGATACTTTTGTCAAGGTTATTATTGACAAAATGAGATTATTTATATATAATTTATTTAAAATAGTATATTTTATATATTATGTAGAGGTGTAAAGTGCCAAATAAAGTGCCAAAAATGCCTAGAACAAAAAAGGCTCTTGAAGAATATTTTGAAGTTAAGCAACCTTATGTAACACCTAAAGAACCTTTTTGTGTAGATAAAAAGGTTTTAGATAAAGTTTATAAATTAAAAAAATATATAGAAGATATTCTTTTAGATATAGCTAAACGTGAAGGAGAGTTTAATATATATAATACACAATTGCAAGAACTAGAAGCAAAACAGAAAGAGTTAGTATCTGTTAAATATGATTTAGATAATGAAAAAATTTTGATAAAAGCTTTATCTAAAATATCACAAACACAGCTATCTAAAATAGAAAATTTGTGTACAGTTGCTTTGCAAGATATATTACAAGATACAAATATAAAGTTTAAGATTCATATGGAAGAAACAAAGAAGGGTGTAGATACATATTTTTATACAGTATCAGATGCTGGTGAGTCTGATATATTACAATCTGAAGCTGGTGGAGTTAAAAACGTTTTATCTGTTTGTTTACGTTTAATATTTTTAGAGTTTTGTAAGCCAAAGATACAAGGACCAGTTATATTAGATGAGGTTGGAGCAAATATATCTGCAGAGTATCAAAGTGCGTTTGGTGAGTTTTTAAGACAATTTAGTGAAAAGAATAATAGACAAATAATATTAATTACACATAATAATAGTATAAAAGAGAAAGCGCCAAATTTAATAACAATTTATAAACAAGGTAATGAATCTAAAGTTGGAGGTATATAATGCGTATTATTGATGTAAGGAAATTAAATCGTGGTTATGTAGTTTATGTAAATGAAGATTATGATATGAAAACCTTAGACGAAGATAAGCGTTTTCAGGAGTTGACAACTTATTACAAAAATCGTAAACTATTAGGAAAGGAGTATTATTTCACCTTTGTTAAAAAAGAAGCTTGCTCCAAAATTCAAACATATTTACGTAAGAAGATTTTAGGTGTAGCGCAAGAAAAGAAAGTAGTGAAGACAGATGTATTTACAGATGTACCATCAGAGTCGTTTTTAAATAGAGGAATAAGTAAAGAACATAGAAAAAGACAACCTAAAGTAATAAAAGAAGCATTTAAAGTAACAAAGAAAAGGAGAAATAAGAAATAATGAAACAATGTAACATTTGTAATTTTGATTGTAAAAATAATGTAGGTAGCTATATCGGAAGTAATGCTAAAGTATTATTTTTATTTGAAACTCCTACCTACCAAGCTGACTTAGAGAATCGTATTACAGCTGGACCTGTAATGGAGTTATTTAAACAATATTTAAATAAGTATAAAATATCTTTTGATGATATTGCTATAACATATATGACACATTGTTTTTCTGGTACGCCAAAAAAAGATCAAGCTTTTAAATTGACAAACAATCCTGTAAAGAAGAAATATTATGAAAATTGTAGACATCATCTAAATAAAGTTTTAGAAGAAGTTAAGCCAAAGTTGGTTGTTTGTGTAGGTGATAGACCTACAAAATATTTTCTTGGAGATATTAAAGCAAAGTTATTTGATGTATATGGAGCTATTATAAAGAGTCCTTTATATAATATTGACACGTTTTGTATGTTAGATATATATAAATTATATTTGAAAACACAATACCGTTGCTATGGAGATAAATCATTTGAGTTTATTAAAAATTTTATTGATGGTATAAAACCACCAATGCAACAAACAAATTGTACTATTGTTACTGATAAGCGTTTATTGACTGAAGCTTTATCAAAGCTTTTAGTATCAGCTAAAACAGTTATAGATATTGAAACAAGTGGGTTAAACTTTTTAAAAGATAAGATTATAGGTATAGGTTTTGCTCTTGATAAAGAGAACTCTTATTATATTCCAATTCATAAATATGAAGATAATAAAATAGTTTCTTTTTGGGATGAGCAAACTGAAAATTTAATTAAGGAAGATTTAAAAAAGTTTGTCTCAAATGAGACACTTAAAATTGCATATAATGGTCAATTTGATTTTAAATTTATAAGACATTATTTAAATGTTAGACGTATAAATAATGCAAGTTTTGATGTTATGTTAGCTTCTCATTTACTTAATGAGAATTTAAATGGTATGCGAACATTAAAACTTTTATCAGTTTTATTTACAGATATGGGTGGTTATGAGTCTGTATTATATAATTGGTTAAGAGAAAATAAAATAACTAAAGATGATATGTATAAAGCTCCGATAGAAGTTCTTGGCACATATTGTTGCTTAGATACATTAGCAACATATAGACTATACAGTAAGTTTGATATTCAACTTGAAAGAGAAGGCTTGTTAGATGTATTTAATAAATTAACAATGCCATTACAGAAAGTATTAATAGATGTTGAATATGATGGTGTGCAAGTTGATATAAATCATTTAGCAGAAATAGAAAGAAATAATAAAAAAGCATTAGAAGATAAGTTAGCTGTTATAAGAGGTAAAGTAGGTGATTTAGAATTTAATGTAAATTCTACACAACAGTTAGCAGATTTAATGTTTACAAAATTAGGATGTAAGGTGTTAAGAATAACAGAATCTGGAAACCCTGCTACAGATAAAGCTACTATATCTAAGTATGCAAAAAAACATTCTGTATTACAAGATATATTGGATTATAAAAAAATAAGAACAGAAACATCAACTTTTATAACAGGTATGAAAGCATTATTAGATGATAACAATAAAGTTCATACAAATTATCTTTTGCATGGTACAGACTCTGGAAGATTGTCATCAACAAATCCTAACCTTCAAAATATCCCTAGAGAAAAAAATATTAAAAATCTTTATATACCAGAGCCTGGGAAAGTTATGATACAATGTGACTTATCTCAAGGAGAGTTTAATGCGTGGGCTTCTTATGCACAAGATGCAAAGATGTTAAATGATATTAAGAATGGATTAGATATACATAGAACAGTTGCGTCTAAAGTGTGGAATATGAAACCGGAAGATGTAACAAAAGAACTTCGTACATTTGCAAAAAGAGTTGTGTTTGGATTAATGTATGGTATATCTATAGAAGGTGCAGCTAAATTGGTAGGATGTTCAGAAACAGAAGCACAAAGAATTCAGACTACATTTTTTGGAATGTATCCAAAAGCTGCTGCTTGGTTAAAAAATATTCCTGTAGTAGCAAGAGCGAATGGTTATTTACAAACTGTATTTGGGAGAAAGAGAAGATTAACTCATTTATTTAATCATCCTTTACAAAGTATAAGAAACTATGCAAATAGAGTTTCTTCTAATTTTCCTATGCAATCTACTGTAGCAGATATCACAGCAAGAAATATGATTAATTTAAAACCATATTTAGATTCAGTAGGAGCACAAATAATATTAACTGTCCATGATTCAATAATAGTTCAATGTGATAAAGCAATTGCAAAACAAGTATCAGAAGAAATGATGAAAATTGTAACACAACCTGTTCCAAATTATCATGGAATTATTAGATGTGATATTGAAATTGGTGAAGCTTGGGGACATTTAGATAAAGTAGAGTTTGATGAAGATGCGGATAAGATTTTAAATGAAGATATTTTTGCAGAATTTGAACAAGAAAATGCTTGACAAATTTTTTTAAATTATATATAATTTATTAATATACCAGGAGGCACTTATATGATTAGAGCATTCGGATCCAATATCGCTGTAAAAGAAATTCAGAAACAAGACAATGTATTACTCATCGGAGATAGTGTAGGACTTGAGAGGGTTGTTGTATTATCTATGTCTGATGGACTTTGGAAATCAATTTGCTCAGCAAATGATTATGTACTTAAAACAGGTTCAGAAATTTATATTAAGGTAGATAGTAGTAAGCCAACACCTTATGTAACAGTAGATAATGAAAAGATTTTTTTTATATCACCAGAAGATATAGTTGCTGTTGATACAGATACAGTGCTATTTAATGAAACACCAGATACAGATCCAAAGGAGAGTAAATAATGTTAGCAAAAGAATTGAAATATGGAAATGATGCAAGAAAATCTATGAAAGCAGGTGTAGATAAACTTGCTAATGCTGTAAAGGTAACATTAGGTCCCAAAGGAAGATACGTTTGTTTGTATAGGAATTTAGGCTCTCCAGTTGTTACAAATGATGGTATTACAATCGCAAATGAGTTATATTTAAAAGATAAGTATGAGAATGCAGGAGCTCAATTAGTTAGAGAAGCTTCTGCAAAAACAAATTCTATTGCAGGTGATGGTACAACTTCAAGTTGTGTATTAGTTCAATCATTATTAAATTCTGGAATAGAGTTGATGGATACAACTGATGCTAATGTTATTAAATCACAAATGGAAAGAGCTAAAGATATTGTAATAGATTATTTAACAAAACATACAAAAGAATTAAAAGATGATGACATAGAAAAGGTTGCTACAATATCTGCTTCAGATGAAGAGATTGGTAAGTTTGTAGCAAATGCTGTAAAGCAAGTTGGTAAAGACGGAACGTTAACATTAGAAGCAAATAAAAGTTCTTATGAAACTTATTTAGATAAAGTTGATGGAGTACAGTTTGATAGAGGTTGGGGCTCATCTTCACAATATTTTATAAATGATGCAGAAACAATGACATCTGTTTTTGAAGATGCATATATATTAATAACAAATCTTAAATTAAATAATCTTGTAGATTTAAAAGACATTTTAAATGAAGTATTACAAAAGAGAGAAAAGTTAGTTATTATTGCAGATGATATAACTCCTATATCATTAGGTCAATTAATACAAAATAGAAGTAAATTAGGGCTAGATGTAATTTATTTAAAAGCACCAGGCTACGGTTCAAAGAAAAAAGATATCTTAGAGAATTTAGCTGTAGTTACAGGAGCAAAGTTTATATCAGATGATTTAAACATTCCATTATCACAAGTAACAAAGGCAGATTTAGGTAAAGTAAAAAAATTAGTTTCTACAAAATATGTTACTACTATTACTGCAGATGAAAGTAGAAGAGAAGCAATTGATTTGAGGATTAAACAGTTAAAGGCACAATTAGAAGACTCCAATTCAACATTTGATAAAAGTAGATTGAAAGAGCAACTTGCTCAGTTATCTAATGGTGTAGGTATTATTTATATAGGTGCTCCAACAGAGTCAGAGTTAACTGCAAAGAGATACAAAATTGAAGACGCAGTTAATGCTACAAGAGCAGCTATTTCTGAAGGTGTTGTAGTTGGTGGTGGTAAGGTGCTATTTAATGCAGCTCAAGAACTTAAGAAACATAGTGATGCAAATTTACCAGGGTTTAAAATTGTAGCTGAAGCATTAGAAGCACCAATGAAACAAATATTAATGAACGCAGGTGTTATTTTAGAGTCTACAATAAATGATATAATAGAAGATAAAAATGAAAATTATGGATATAATGCAAAGACAGATACATTATGTGATTTATATGAGAAAGGTGTAATTGATCCAGTTAAAGTTACAAAGTCTGTTGTAAATAATGCAATATCAATCGCAGGATTGATATTAACAACTGAAGCAGTTATGGTAGATGAAGTTCCATTAGTTGAACAGAAAGAGGTTACAGTATAATGACTTATGGGATGAATTATTTACACCAAAGAAATATAGATGATACACAAATAGCCTTATTTGGTTTAGGTTATTTTTATAATAATCAATTATATGGTGTAAATAATTCACCTACATTTGAAAAGCTTTGTCAGTTTATGCATAAATTATTTGAAGAAAAAATAGATATAAGTATATATGATAACTGTATACTTATACCTATTTTTGATTTATATAATAATATTGTTTCGTTTGCAGCAAGACATTTATCTCCAAACGCAAAACAAAAATTTATTGGTGTTAAAGGATTTAAAAAGTCTTTATTATTATTTGGTTTAAATTTAGCTTATAGCTCAATAATTGAAATGGATGAGGTTATTCTTGTTGAAGGTTATTGGGAAGTAATTGCTTTAAATAAAGTAGGTATAAAAAATGTTGTTGCATTATGTGGGTGTTCAATTAAAGATATACAAGTATCTTATCTAATGAGATTTACAAAGAATTTTAAAATACTTTTAGATCCAGATAAAGCTGGAATGGAAGGTAGTGAAAGAGTTGCTAAAACTATAAATAGTTTTGGTGGTAATACAGAAATTTTACAGTTACAATCAAATGTCGATATTGATGAATTTTTAGCAAAAAATAATAAAGAGGAGTTTGTACAAAAATGTGGACTATCGCAGAAGTATTTAAAAGAATCCCTCAAGTAACTGTTTCAGATTATCGTTGGTATATTATAAACTTTTATTCGTTTGTTAAGTTAAGTCAAATAAACACTTTATTGAAGGCATATGATAATGATAATTTTTTGTGGCTTCCAACACATTTAGAGAAGAAGCGTTTGCAAGAAAGAAGTAATCAAATAATAACAATTGATAAACCAAACTATTTTACATATGGCTTTATAGCAATTAGACCACAAAGTACAAATATAAAAGAAATAGAAAGTAGAATTAATTATATTTATGGTGCTCAAATTTTAAAAGGTATGGTTTTTGAGCATGAAGTTAAGCAAGCTTTAGAAGTTGCTTATAAGTATAATGCTAAAAAGAAAGAAGTAGTATTTCAACAAGGAGCAACTGTCCGTATAAATTCTGGTGCTTTCTATGGGTTAAATGCTAAAGTAGTAGATGTCAGCGGTACTCGTGTATCATTAGAAGTTGATATGGGGCAAAACACAATCCAAATTAAAACAAGTATATTAGATATTCAAAACATTGATGAGTAAGGAGAGCTTATGTTTTCTGAGTTCAAACAAGCTGTTGAGAATATTTCTAATAGTTCTGATATACTTGAAGTAATGTTTTTATTTTACTTTGATAAAAAAACATTTACATGGTATAAACATTTAATAGATAACAGAACTTCTCAAAAAAATCAAACACAATTAGGTATATTATATGATATGGAGCAAAGTTTTATATGTAGAGAGCTTCAGAAAGTACAAATGAAAATAAAAAAATATATGACAGATCTAGATAGAAATAGATATTTACTAATAAATATTTTAAATTATATAGATAAATATACTAATGAACATCAAAAGTTAGTGTTATCATATATAATTCAAAGGAAATCATATAGTCAAATTGCAAAGTTATTAGGTGTAAGTAGACAGGCAGTCCATTGTTGTGTGTCTAGTTTTTATCATAAAATATCAAAGCAAACTGACCAAGAATCAATTTTATTCAAAAATCAATATAAAAAGTTATTAGGCATTGAAATATAATTTCCCCTTGACAAAACTATCATAATTACAGTTTTTAAGATAGTTTTTAATATAAGGAGAGTATTTTATGTCTATATTTGATAAATTCAAAAAAATTTTTAGCTCAGGAAGTGATGATTCTTTTGGTGAGACAAAATCATTAACAGAGATTTCAGAAGAACAGGCTAAAGATGAAACAAATATTGAAAAAGAATTAGAAGAAAAGGAACAAAAAGAATTTCAATCTAGATTTAAGTGGGTTGATTTTTATAAAGAGTTATTAACTAAAGATACTGAAGTGAAAGATTCTATTGAAGATTTAATAGAAATTTATAAGAATCCTATCGATACACAGGACTTATTAAATGCAATTAATATAGTTACAGATACGATTATTGAAAAAATTCCACAAGGTGCGCTTGATGAATATAACAATTTAAGTTTATTAAAATCTGAAATAGCTACAGCTCTTGTACAAATGATTAGAAATTCAGGGAATATTAATAGTTTTATAGATTCAATCAATCCTGATTTAAATGACTTATATACGTTTTCAACTTTTTTAACAAATTTTATACAAATTTATAGACAAAGTCCAACTGCTATGATTGCATTTATTGAAGAACTTTTAGTTGATCCTAACGAATTTTTAAACGATGCTTTTGATATAAGAAAACTATATAATTATTTTTTAAGTACTCCATATTCAGACATTACTGATGAAAAAAAATCTGAATTTGTTGATAAAATTAATTTGTTTTTAAAAAAGTATAGTGATAATGATTTCTTACAACGTTTAAACTATTGTGTTAAAGACGCTAAACAACAATTTAAAACAAGAGGAAAAGGACATCCAGGAATTATTGGAGGAAATTTTTAATTTATGGCTTCACATATATTTCAATACCCTGCAGATGTTTTAGAAGCACTTAATCAAAAGATTGATAGTGGAGCATCTGTACGTGTTATACAACAATTTATAAAAGATAATTACAGTAACGTGGTAACAGTACCATCGTTAGACGCAATATCTTTATATAGAAAACAGTATCAATCAAAAAATACTGCAATTACTTTACAGACAAATAAAACAGAAATTAGCAGAGAGTTTAATGAAGGATTGACAGAGCTTGATAGATTACTTACACAAATTAAAGGTAGACAAGAGCTTAATTATAGTAATGTAAAAGTATTACAAGGTTTAATGGGTAAGTGTTTATTAAGAGAATCTGCATTAGAACATCAGCAAGCAAGTAATAGAGTTCCTGATATGATGGTTGAAAAACAAATACTTGCTTATATATCTGAAGCGAGAAATTATGTTAAGACAATTGTACAGCTTACAGCAGATTTAGCTTCACAGCAAGCTAAACTTGATGAGCTTGTAAAAAAAGAAACAAAGTTTCTGTTACAAACCGTTTCTAATATTGTTTTACAAATTTGTCCAGATAGGTATGAACAATTTAGTAGACTATTTAAACAAGCTTTAATGAATGAATCAAGTAGTTTAAATATGGAAGTAGCACAAGAAGAGTCAATGAATGATGAAAAAATAATAAAGGAAAACGAATAATGACAAATAGAAGTTCTGCATCGATTAGGCAGCAGTTATGTAATTCTGCACTCGGTGATATAGATAAAATTTTTAAAACAGATAATAAAGTTTGGAACGAAGATCCAATTTCTTTTAGAGACTTTGTAATTTCAAAAAATCACATGAATTTTGTTCCTCTTAGCGAGCGTCAATATGCTCCATCTGATTTTTTATTTGGTAATGACCCAAAAAAGATATTTGATAATGGGAATACAACAGCGATTTTAGCATATGGAAAAGGTGCAGGTAAAGATACAATAACATCATTATTAATGTGTTATGCAGTATATGTATTACTTTGTTTAAGGTCACCGCAGAAGTTTCTTAATTTACCTGAAGGTGAAGCTATAGACTTACTTAATGTAGCAGTTAATGCTCAACAGGCTTCAGGTGTTTTCTTTGAGAAGTTTAAACAAAGATTAATACGTTGGCAATGGTTGCGAGATAAATATCCTGTAAAGTTTTCTGGGTCATTTCTTGGACAGGCAAGAATAGATGATATATTAAATACAGTTACAATAACACAGAATGCAGCGATATTTCCAAATAATATAAGAGCTATTTCAGGACATTCAGGGGCTAACTCACAGGAAGGTAAGAATATATTGTTTTTTGTTTGTGATGAAATTGCAGGTTTTGATGAAACCCCTGCTACAAATAAAGGTATAACAATATTTAATATGATGAAATCTTCTGCAATTTCTCGTTTTGGAAATAGACATAAAGGAGTAGCATTAAGTTTCACACGTTATGAAGGTGATGCAATACTTAAGCTTTATGAGCAAGGACAGTCAGAGTTACATTGGTTTTGTGATAAAGCATGTACTTGGGAAGTAAAACCAGCACATTGTTTTAAAGATTACCCTCAAAAGTATTTTGAGTTTCAAGGACATAAGATTCCGCTGGAATACCAGTCTGAGTTTAAAGCAGATCCAGAAAATGCTAAGACGAAGTATATGTGTATGCCGTCATCTATATCAAGTATCTTTATTGAGAAACCTGAAAAGATTAGGGCTTGTATAGATCCAAACAGACTACCATTAGTAGACACACAAGATTATGAAGAAGATGGTTATGTAAAAAAATTAATTACTAATTATAATATAAGTAGAACAGATATAGATTATACAATAACAATCGATTTAGGATTAAGAAGTGACTCTGCAGCTTTATCTATATTCCATACAGAGTCTACAACTACAGGATTGAAAGCAATACAAGATTTAATGTTATCTTGGGTACCAAATCCAGAAAAGAAATTAGAAGTTTCAATGCACAATGTGAAACAGTTTTTAGTTGATATAAGTAAGCATATACATATAAATAGAGTTTATTTTGACCAATGGAATAGTGCATTACTTATTGAACAGTTAAATGAATTACATATACCTTCTGAAGAATATAGACTTAATTTTGCAGATTATAAACATGCAAAAGAAATGATGTATGAAGGTAGAGTTTCTTTACAACCTAGTGAAAGACTTCAGGAAGAGTTTAGAAGATTAATATTAACAAGAGCAAAACGTGTAGATCATCCAAGTGACGGTTGTTTTACAGGTGATACTCAAATTAAACTATTAAATGGTACATGTAAAACTATGAAAGAACTTGCAGATGCAGGTTCAGATAAAGAATTTTGGGTATACGCATGCAAGTCTGATGGCACAATAGTGCCAGCTAAAGCATATAATGCACATGAAACTAAAAAAGTTAATACATTATGTAAAGTAATTTTAGATAATAATAAAAGTTTTACATGTACACCAAATCATCTAATTATGTTACGTAATGGTACATATATACAAGCTAAAGATTTAAAGAAAGATGATTCAATAATGCCGTTAAGATGTAGTTATTGGGGAAACTATGAGATTTTAAAAGATAATAAAACAAATAAATCACAGGCAACACATAAAATGGTTTATAAATATTTTAATGGTGATTATGATATTACTAATGAAGTTATACATCACTATGATTTAAATCCAAGAAACAATACACCTGAAAATTTAGAATTATTAACTAGAAGTGAGCATGCAGAGCGACACAAACAGTTATGCAAATTAAGTTTGCAGAAAGTTAAACAGCGTACATTAACTAGATTGAAACGTGATAACTTAAATCCAGAACGTATACAGAAAAGAGCTGAAGCATTAAAAGTTTTTTACCAAACAGAAGAAGGTAAAAATTCTCGTAAATTAGCTGTACAGAAATCTATGATAAAAAGAAATTCAGAAGAAGGTAAATTAAATGCTTTTATTGGAGTAGAAAAGCGTAAAGCAATTTGGAACGCGCGTACAGTTGAAGAGAAACAACAAATTATAGACAAAGGGAAAGAAACATTTAGAAAGAATAAAGAGTTAGGTTTACATAAAAAAATTTCCACAAATGATATATATTGGAAATCAAAAGAAGGTAAAACAAGAAGACTTGAATTATCAAAAACACAGCTACGTGATGCAAGTAAAATATATTATGAACAGGCTAAACAATTAAGACATAATGACTTAAACACACTATTAAAAGATAAAAATTTAGATTTTAAACACTGTGTTTCTTATAAAAATTTAGCACAGCAATTAGGGATTAAGCCAAAAGGTAATAATAATAGGGTTGTGCATGCTCTTTCTGAAAGATATGTAGATATAAATTTTAAACAGAATTTAGTGGAAAGTTTTAAAGAAGGGTTAAATATAAGCGATATATCTAAGTTATTTAAATGTCCAGTTCAGACGCTCAAATATTATATACATAAATATAATTTAGATTATTTATTACATAAAAATATGAAAGATTACAATCATAAAGTTATAAGTGTAGAATTAATTCAGGTTTCAGATACACCAGTATACGATATAACAGTTCCTGGATTTAATAATTTTGCTTTAGCTTCGGGAGTATTTGTACATAATTCAAAAGATTTAGCTGATACAGTAGTAGGTGCGATAAAGATTTTACTTACAAAGAAAGCGTTGAATAATAATATTAATATGGAAGGTGGAATTTATATACAAGATAATCTAAGTTCTATAGGTGGAACAATAATAGGTCAACAGGGGTAGAAAATGTCTAGATGGTTAATTGCAAATGATATGAAAGGTGTAGATCAAGATCCAAATACATTTCAAAATGAAGTAAAGATTGTTGAGCAAAAGCAGAATAGTACATCAGAACATCCTACTGAAGGAAAAGGTGTTCAATTAAATCACCAAGGTTTTGAAGGTGATGGTAAAAATCCTGTAAGTGAAGTTAGTGATAAAACTAACTTTAAGCCTTTAGAAAACGGACAAGGACATACTAAAAACGCAATTGTATAGCCTTGACATTTTTATCATAATATCTAGATTTTTAAATATTTATTAGGAGTTTTTTATATGGGTTTATTTAATAATTTTTTAAATAAGTTTATAATAGCAGATATTTTAAATGAGTCTGAAGAAGAACGTGAAGAAAGAGAAAAGGAACAAGAATCTATTAAAGAGTTTACTGAAAAACGTAATAAAGCTATAAGAAAAGATATTTTAAAAGATATAGATGCATGCTTTAGATTATTAGAGTATATTAAAAAATCTAATACATTACGTGATTTAGAAAATGATTGTGAAACAGTTAATAGCTTGTTAACATCTATAGATAAAAAATTAAAGGATGTAAGTAAAGATAGTGATAAATCTGATGAGATTTTGAATAAATTGATAGAAGGGTTAATTAAACTTAAAGAGTCGTCACAAGTTAAATCAGTAGATAACGTTAATTACTTATTAGATAAATTAAAAGCTAGTGATGTACTTTATAAGTATTTTTCAATGTACGAGTACTTACAAAATTCTGCATTAAGTAGTAATGAAGATATTAATTTAATTAAAGATTTTAATATTTTATATAGTGATTTTATAAGATCAATTAGAAATATTATAGAAAATACATTTAAAAAAGAATCTTTAATTGATGAGAAACTTTCAGATAACTTAACTAACTATATGAATATTATTAATACACAAATAATTAGTAAGTTAAATGATCAAAAAAGTTTTCAAGATTATGAAGAAAGTTTTAGAAGTAATCAGGATTTAAGTAGTTATTTAGGAAATATATTTAAATCTGTAAGGGATGATGAGGATAAATTTCAAGTAAATTTTGATGTATTAATTAGTTTATATACATTATTATTTGAATTAAAAAATACAATTTTAAATTTATTTAAATCCACTAGTAAAGAAGATATTAGTGATGATACAGAAATAACAAAAGAGTTTTATAAGGATCTTTTAGATACTATAGCCAGTAAAGAATTTTTTAAGAAATATAAAATGACTGAAGATATGTCAGGGGATAATCAGTCTGCAAGGCAATTTTTATTAGAAACTATTTATAATAATTTTGGATTAGGAAACATGTCAAAGTATTGTGATAAAAATATTAATAATATTTTAAAAAATTTAAGTAATTATTTATCACAATTTAAGCTTAGAAGTGAGCTACCTGAAAATTATGAAAGCAAGGTTAAAGATATTATCAATTTTGGTATTTTATCTATTGCTTTGTCAGGTACAGATAGATTTATTAATTCAAAAGAAGTATTTGATTTATTACAAGCATTAGATTATTATACAAAAAATTCAGCAACAAAAGCAGATATTAGAGATAAAGTTCAAAAGCCTTTAACAAGTTTATATAGTGGTATAATTAAGTTAATTAGTCCAGCAATAATATGCGATTCTGAATTAAAGACTATACCTAATAAAGAAATAGATTTAACAAATAATGGTTCAATTGATTTTGTTTTTAATACAGAAGAAGCATTATCGTTTTTAAATAAAGTTAATACTGAAGTTATTCAGCAAATAAATGTATTAAATGAAATACCAGATGTTTCTAAAGAAGAAAGTATTTTAGAAGATTCAGAAATAATAGATGTAAAGACAACTATTATAAAGTTATATGAATGGTATTATAAAAACTTTTATAATGGTTTTAAAAATACGTTTGATGAGTATAATAAATATATAGGAAATTTATAGGAGAGGAATTATGGAAGATATAAAAAAGGAAGCGAGATTTAATTTATTTGCAGAATTTGATGAAGCAGGAGATAATACTTGGGAAGTTGTAGAAGATGAGAACGGTAATAAAGTTTTAGGTAGAGTTGCTTCTGCTAGAGAAGTATCCGTAAGAGATGCATTAGAAGCTGGAGGAGCTTGGGCATATAAAGAAGGTGACAATGTTTATATAGATACAGGTGATACAATGCTTCACCAAGCAACAATTATGGAAAGAAGGGCAAATTTAAAATATGGTGTTGTTTGTCAAGGTAGTTCTATGATACATGAAATTGATGAAGCAGATATCATAGATGTTGATGAAAATTTATTTTAATAGGAGTGAGAATATGTCAGATTTAAATAAAAAAGAAGCAGGTATACAAGAAATTACACAGATGCTATTTAATGTTAATTTTGCAGGAACAAATTCAAAGGAAGAGTTTACAGAGTTACAGAATAATATGATACAGATGTTAAGTCAGCATCAATATTCTTACTCTGATATTGAAAATTATTTTATTGGTTGGGGCTATCAAGTTCCAATGATAAAAGAAATTTATAAGCATCTTACAGGATTAGATCCAGAGAGAGTTAATTCTACAGACTATTTATTGAACATGCCTGGATGTATTCCCGGTTTTAATTATGGTTGGGGTGAAGGCAAAGGTAGTAAATATAAATATGTATTTATTATAAGTTATAAACTTGGGTTTGGTGTGTTTGGTCAGATTGATGATTTAGCTAGAGAGCTTATACAGTATACATTAGACCTTGAGGAAGCATTGAATGTTTTAAATAAAAATGCAAAAGATATAAAAACTTGTAAATCTATTATATCTGTTCCCGAGAAAGATATTAATAAAGGTTTAGAAGTTCCTTACCTTTGTACAGATGCACCTATAACACAAAAGGTTATGTTTAAAGGTAGAACAGCTTCTCTTGCAAAGAGCATCGACTCTGGAAATATGCAACCTCATGAAATTAGAGGAATGTTAAGAATGTCTTATGATAATGGTGAAATTACTGCTCAAGAGCACAAAGACTTATATAATTATTATATTAAGAGATATGCAGAAGAAGATGAATCTTCTGATATAACGAAAGAACTTGAGAAAGAAGAAATTAAAATAAATCAAACAGATAAAGATTTACAGAAAGAAGTAGTTAATGACAATAAAATTGGATTTAATTTAGATAAAATTTCTTTTTATATAAAAGAAATAAACAAATATTTTGAAGATAATTTATCTGAATTATTAACGAAGGCATTGATTGAAGTTAAGGAAGTAAAATATGTTAATAAGAATTCAGATAATTCAATTGAAAAAACTCCAGAAGTTCCAGGACAAAACCCAATTCAATATTTTAATAAAGCTGCAAAACTTTCTGTAGTTTTAGGTATTACTTTAAATGAAAAAGCTAACTTGGGGCAACAATATGTTTTAGCAATGTTTGCTATAGATGATAAAGGTAATGTTGAAACAGATGGTAACTTTAAAGGTGTTGATGAAGAAATTTACCCTTTAAATGCATCTGGTCTTGAGAATTATTTTTCAAAACTTGAAGAGTTAGATAAATCAGGAAGTGTTAAAGATGAAGTAAAGGAAGAAGAATAATGTCTAGATGGTTGATTTTTTCAGAAGTTAATAAATCAAATGAGATAGATAATAGTTCTAACAAAAGTTTAGAAGATAATCAAGTAATGGAAGTATTACCAACAGGTGAATTAGGAAATGGTACATTTGAAGGTAATGAGAATCTTTGGAAAGAAGAACAGGAAAAGAATAATGCAAAATGATTTACTATATATAATAGATGATATTGAAAAGCGTGTATACTACTTATCTCAGGAATTAAATAAAAATAATATCGATGCAAATATAGATATAAGTAATATACAATATGCTTTATTAAACGGTATAAAACCTAAGGTAAATGAATATATTGAAAAAATGAAAAAATTAGAAAATGAAAATTAAATTAAGGAAGATTTAAAATGCCAAATATAAAAGAGATAAAAAGCAGTAAGGGTTTTAATAGGCGTGCCAATACTATTATGATGGATGGTGGAATGGGAATGATGGGTAACCCAAATAGTTCCATCAACCGTGTTCCTATGATGTATGTAGATCCTTTAATGGATCCAGTATTAATGATGTTTCCTCGTGAAAATGACACACAGCTAAATGCAAGGTTAAGACATTATTATACATATAATCCTTTAGTACATTCTGTAATCGATTTACATTCCTCTTATGCTTTAAGTGATTTTGAATTAAGATGTGATGATAGAGAAATTGAACAATATTATAATGATATAAAAGATAGATTAGATATTTTAACTATGATGATTAATCTTAATAGAGATTTTTGGTTATTAGGCAATGCTTATATGTATGGTGATTGGGATGAAACAAATGCCGAGTGGGTAAGATTTAATCAATTCCCTCCAGAAAATATTGAGATACATAGATCTTATGCTGGTGGAAATGCAGTATATTTTCTTAAACCGGATGAATCAACAAAGAAAGTTTTACAGTCTAGCAGTGCTGCTGATCAGGCAGTAGCTTCTACAATTCCTACAGAATTTAGAAATGCTATATTAACAGGTACACCTTATCAATTGGCGAATGAAAGAGTGATTCACTTTGCAAATAGACCTGCTCAATATTCTTTGCAAGGTGAATCTATACTAAAATCATGTTTAAAAGATTTAATGTATGAAGATAAATTAAGGTTATTGCAGTTTACTTTCGCAGATAGAGCAATGTATCCGATTAAACATTGGAAAGTTGGTTCCGAAACAAAGGGCTGGTTCCCAGATAAGAAACATTTTAATGAAACAAAAGCATTGATTATGGCTGGAATAAATGATCCAGATTATAATTTAATAACACATCCGTTTGTTAATCTCGAAATAAAAGATCAACATGGAAATTGGCAGGATTTAAAAACGGAATTTGATTTTGCACAAAAAAGAGTTATGATTGGATTATTCTGTAATGATGCAATGCTTGGTGGCGAAGCTGGACCCTATGCAAAAGATATGATTAATATGAAAGTTGTTATGCATAGATACTTAATGAATAGAAATTTACTTGAAAGACTTATTAGAGAGAAAGTATTTTTACCAATTGCAAGAGAGCATGGCTTAATAAAGAGAACTCAAGCAGAAGTACAACATAAATTAAGATTAAGTTCTTCATATAATAATTATATACTACCAAAATTTTTCTATAAAGAAAGAGTAAATCTTTTAAGTTCACAATCAGAACAAGAGATGTTACTTAGACTTAGAGATAAAAAAGAAATTCCATTTGAGCTTGTTGCAGATATGTTTGGTTGGGATATGGATCAGTTACAAGAGAAATTTAATAGAGAAGCAGATACAGTATTTGATCCAATTTATAAAGCCGCAAAAGATGATTTGGCAAAAGAAAAAGCGTTGAGAAATAGAATTTTAAATGGTGAATTTAAAAATAATAATTATAAAGATTTAAATAAAACAAAAGAAAATCCGCAAGGTAAAGCAGGAAGAGAAATGGGTGGAGCAACCAATGGTGGCGGAAGACCACCTTTACCAGAAGATGAATTAAAGACTGAAGAGCCAGCAATATTACCTAACGGTGAAGGTGATTTAAGTCCTAGATCTAAATTTTCAGAAGGTGGTGAGGATTTAAAACCAAGTGTACCAGAGGGTTTAGAAGAATTAGTAGGTGAAGTATAATGCAGAAATTATTACAATATATAAAATCACATAAATCACTAAGAATATCTGCTATGCTACCGAAGTATTTATCACAAGATATACAAGAAATTTTAAGAAAATATAAATTTACATTTGAAGAACTTTGTTATAGATTAAAGCACAATATATCTTTAGATAAAGAATCAGAAGAAATTAATTTTAAAGGTGAGAAGAAGTCATCGTATATTGATGCGATTAAGATTTGGACAGTTAGAGATCCATTAAAGCTTGAAATTGCGAAGAAAAATAATTTAAATTATAAGGTTTTTTTATACAAAAACACAATTTTTACAGTGGCTTAATTCTTATATGGAAGAAGGTGGTGTAGATATTGGAGATGCACTTAGTGGACTTGGACAATAAAATAAAGGAGAAATGAATATGTTTAAAAGATCTGGTGTAGTAACACCAATGAATGTGTTAAAAAAAGTTAAAGCAGTTGTTGATATAGATAAAGTTAAAAAAGAAGAAGAGGAAGAAAAAAAGTCTAAAGAATGTAAGGATAAATAAATGTCTGGATGGTTTATAAAATCTAATCAATATAATGAAGCAGAACAATTGTTAAATAATAGTATAAAAGAAGATCAACCTTTTTATAGTTCAATTGATTATTTAATTGAAAAGGTAAGTGATCAGAAGTTACTTGAAGATTATTTAAGTATGTGTATAAAACATAGACTTGATGTAGATCAGGCATTGTTAGATAAGATTACGAATAAAGAATTGTTAAAAGAATATTTAAAAGTTTGTTTGGAAGAAGATTTAACTTTACCTAAAAATGCAAAACAGTTAGCTAAAGAAGATAAACAATTAATAGATATGTTTAATGAAAAATATCCAGATTTTAGTATAGGAGAAGATAATGTTTAAAAGATTATGTATGATGGAACCGATTGAAGTTTATAAATCAGCCAACGATATGCTTGAAGGTTGGTATGGTTTTAATAGACAAGCATCAAAGAATGTAATAAAAGCATTTGAATTTGACCCTGAAAATTATTTGTACTACCGCAACAGAGCAATTACGTGTGATGAAAGAAATGCTAATGGTGATATATTTCCATACGATGAAGTTAAAAAAGCATATTCTTCATTTATTGGTAAAGGTGTATTTTATAATCATAATTCAGACGATCCAAACAATTCTATGGGAATAATTTTAGATGCTAATTTTGTTGAGCCTGCACAAAAACACGCATATGTTGAATTGTTATGTGCAGTAGATAGGCAGTTAGCAGAACAAAAGTATCCTGGTTTATTACATAGAGTAGAGTCAGGTTTGGTTTCAGGTACTTCAATGGGTACATTTGCAGGAGCTGCTAAATGTTGTATTTGTGGTAATTATACAACTACACTTGAAGGGTTATGTGAACATATGAATCCAAATGATATGCATTACTGTAAAGGTAAACTTATAAATGCTTCAACTAATGAGTATGGTGCAGAGATTAATTATGGTTTATGTTTCTGTGAAGATAGTATAGTAGAAACTCCCGCCGATGATACAGCTAGAATATTCCAAGTTTATGCACAAAATAAAGATAAAATAAAAGAAGGACATTACGATAAAGAAGTAATCAATACATTAATTCAAGCTTTAAATGTTATGGCAAAAAATATGAAATAAATTAAGTACCCTTGACAAAAATATCATATTGAGTACTTATATATAAGTATCTTTTTTGGAGGAACTATGGCTGATCAATTTAATAGATTAGCGCAACATTATTCAAATTATTGGAAAGATAAAGGTGAAAAAGCACCTAATATAAATTTTGATACAAAACAAATAGAAAGGACTGCTGAGAAGTCTTTTATATCTGCTGCTGAAGGTGATGCACCAAATAAAGAAACAAATGTAGCAGATAAAGGTGCGAGCAAACCAAAAGAAAAAGGTTTGAACCTTGTAGGTATGTTTGCAGATGTTGATGATATGATTGAAAAGGCAGTTGAAAATAAAGTAAAAAGAATTTTAGATAGAATAATAGATGATAAACTTCGTTCTGAATTTAGTAATGATTTTTCTTTATTTGAAAAATCAATGGCAACTAAGATTCAAGAGAAGGTAAAAAGTATATCACCTAAAGTATTGGAAGGTTTAAAAACAGTATCACCAGATGTAGGTAAGGGTGGAGGTAATAAAGCTCCTACTTCATTTACAGAAGGCGTATTAGATGAAGTTGATGAAGAAATAGTTGATAAGAAAGCTTCTGTAGAAGTATTTCCAGGAATTTATGTAAAGGCTTCTAAAGAAGATGAAACCGTTGGGGAAGTATTTGTGAAAGACAATGGTTCATTACAAAAAATGAGTTATGTTGTTAATTTACCAAAAACAAATTCTAAAAAAGAATATATAGAAGAATTACAAAATACATTTGAATCATTATAAAATAATAGAAAATCTAGAACAAAGAAGAAAAAAGAACAGAGAATAGTAGAAAGGTAATAGAAATTATTTTATATGGTCTAAATTATATTAAAATTTAATTAAAATAGGAGAATAATAATGTTTGAGTTATTTTATAAAGCAGGTAAGTCATTTGCTGATTCTTTCTTTATTGGAAGAGAAGGTAAAGATGTTAAAGTTATAAGTGCTTCAGAAGTTTTGCCTTTGGATATGCAAAAGAAAATTGAAGCAGCTGAGGAAGAAATAAATAAAGTTGAAGCTGAAAATAAAGTTGAAGGTACTCCAGTAACTGAAGATAAAGCTATTGAAAATTTAAATGAAGCAGAAGCTAAATTAGATAGTGTTAAAGAAGATATTCAAGAAGCTAAAGGTCATGAAGAGATGGAAAAAGTAGAAGAAAAAGTAGAAGATAAAATTGAATTTGCAAAAGTTGACGTAGACGCAATTTATAAAAAAGCAGGTGTACCTACGCCAGAAGTTATTGCAAAACAGATTGCTTCTGTATGTAAAGATTTTGAAGGTTTTAAACAATTCTGTAAAGAAGCTTCTGCAAGTCATGCAGAAATGGTTAAAAAAGCTTCTATAAAGAAAGAAGCAGCAAAAGAAGATGAAACGGTATTTACATTTAATAAAGAAGAAGATGGTAAAAATAAACCAGCAAAAGCAACTGAAGGTGCAATAGTTTCAGTAAATGAAAAAGAAGCTAAAGCAGATGCTGGTAAAGGTGTTAAAGATGCTGGTGCGGTTTCTTCCCCAGTTAAATCATATTTTGGTAGATTGCCAGGAAATGGTGGTGGAGACGCAGTAGAATCTATTAATAGACAATCTTCATTGAAAGAACAATTTCTTAAATTGTCAGCTGAATTAGATGAAATGAAAAAAGAAAAAGAAAATGCTGATAAAGAAGTAAAGAAACTTGAAGATGAAAATAAGAACATGAAAGAAGAAATTTCAAATGGTAACAAAGATAAAGACATCAATGCAATTATCTCTGAAATCAAGAAAGTAGTTAAAGTACAAAAAGAAAATGTTTTCAAAGATAAACTTGTAAAAGCAGATGAAAAAGCTTTGAAAGTTGTATTAGATGTTGTAAAAGAAATTGTAAAACTTTCTGATGGAGAAAAAGCTGATAAAGATGTAGCAGGTCTTTTCGGTGGAGAAGCAAAGAAAGATAATAAAAAAGAAGAAGTTGTAGATTTCACAGAAGTAAAAGCATCAAAAAGAATGCCTGGACAAAACATTCCACAAATATTTTCCCAATATAGTGGTGGAACAGATACAGGTTTAGATAAATTGTTTGAATAAGCAATTTAAAAATTTAAAAGGAGAAAATAAATCATGGGTATAATGTATTCAGTTCAAGAAGATAATTTAACAACCGACTTTGGTATATCACCTTTATTTCCTAATACGATAGAAGATGGTACTAAAGTTTTCAACGGAACAGCAGTAATCGCAGGTCAATGCTTGGAAAATACTTCAGTAGGTTTGGTATTGGCAAATGCTTCTTCTACAGTTTATGGATTGGCAAAAGAATCTATAAATGTTGAAGCAAATGTAAATGAAGTTTCTGATAACGGATGGGGTATTTTCGGTTCAAAGAAAATAACAGCTTGTATGTTTGGTGTATACAGTGTTAAAAACTTTGAATATACGAAAGGTGATGGAGACGTTGTTGCATTCACAGCTATTGATACAAGTGCAATAACTCCAGATACTACATTAGGCGTAGCTTTAGCTTCTGATGCAAGTGGAAACATAACTGTAGCAGGAGAAGGTTCTGGATTCGGTACGTTGCTTGCTGTATCTGCAGACGGAAAAGAAATACAAGTTTTCATAAAGTAATAATTTAAAAATTTTAAAAGGAGATAATAAATCATGGGTACAATAGATAATATATCATTATGGGGCGATACAGCATTAGCAAGAAAAGCTTCAGTTAATGCAGCTGCTCCTGTATCAATGGAAGCAAAAGAACAAAAATTTAACATGTACTGGAATGCACCAGGCGGATATCAAAGAATAGCTTTCGCTTTGTCTGGTCCGTTGAAAACGAGATTGGATTATGTTGGTGTTGGTAGAAAACTTTTGATGGTTGACACAATACCTACTGGAGATATTCCTGTATACGATATGGATATGCCAGAATTTGGTGCTGTTAAAATGGCTGCTAGAGGACAAGCTCCAGTATTTGAACAAGGCATCAAGAGAATTGGTATTCCTACGTTTGAAGTTACAGTAAATGAAGTTATTAAGAAACAAGAATTAGCTGTAAGAAAATATCCTGTATTCGACAGAGCAAAAGAAAGAGCTGCAATATCTATGGCTATAGCTGAAGATGACATGATATTTGATTTGGTTAAATCAGCAGCAGTTAAAAATCCTAACCCAGCTGCAATGGCTACATATGGTTCTACTACAACTACAATTGCAAAAGCAGATTTTGCAGAAATGTTTGGTGATATAACTGAAAGACAGTTGATTGCTAAAACGTATTTGCTAGGTGCAAAAACATATGCAGATATATTGAAATGGGATTCTCAAGATTTGGATCCAGTATCTTTGAACATCCAATTGGAAACAGGAAACTTTGGTTCTATATTTGGTGTCAGAGCTATTGCTTCTACAAGACTTGATAAAAACTATGGTTATGATGCAAATGGTAAAAACCAACAGCCAGTATTTACATTGACAACTCCAGATAAACTCGGAAGATTGCCGGAAAGAAAAGCTGTTGAAGTTTCTATATTTGATAACATTCCTTTACTTCAGTATGATATAATTCCTTACGAAATAATCGGCATGGGAATTTATAACTGTGCTGGTGTATCTGGAAGAGTAAGAAACTTAGCTTAATTAGTTTAGTATTAAAAAGCTACCGAGGATTCCTCGGTAGCTTTTTTTTTTATTTCTATTGACAAATTAATTATAGTGTGTTAAAATTTAAATATGAAAAAATTGATTGAATTTTTAAAACAAACTAAAAAATATAATTTAAAGTATATAGAACAAAATTTCTTAACAGGTGATGTTAAAGAAGTATTATTTAAATATAATTTAACAATTCACGAGTTATGCTTCCGTTTAAAGAATAATATAGACTTAGATAAACAGTTTTTTTGTAAACAGTGTGGAACAAAAATTGTTTTTGATAGAAAACATCATTATAAAGATTTCTGTAGTCGTGAGTGTTCTGGAAAGCATTCTGCACAAAGTGAGTCTATAAAGAAAAGAATAGCAACGAATATAGAACGTTATGGTGTAAGTTGTACTTTACAGGATAAAAACGTACATCAGAAAGTTTTAGAAACTTGGAAACAGAAATATAATACAGATAGTCCAAATCAAAGCGGTGTTGTGAAAGATAAAAAGAAACAAGCGTACTTGAAGAAATTTAGGGTTGATAATTATAGTAAAACTAAAGAATTTAAAGAAAAAGTTAAACAAACCAATATAAAGAAGTTTGGTAAGGAAAGTTATACACAGACAGATGAATATAAAAATAGAGTGAAGCAGACTTGTTTAGAAAAGTATGGAGTAGATCATTATACTAAAAGTAAAGATTATAGAGACAGACTTAAAGATTTTAAAGATAAATATAAACAGACGTGTTTAGAGAAATATGGTACAGAATATTATGAACAGAGTGATGTTTATAAAAAGAAATTTAATAAAATTTTAGCAAAAAGAAAAGAAACTTTTAAAAAGAAATATGGTGTTGAGAGTTATAGCGAAAGTGCTGAGTATAAAGCTAGATTACCAGAGATACAAGAAAAACGTTATCAAACTCAAAAACGTAATCATACATTTAATAGTTCTAAACTTGAGAAGCACGCATATAAAATGTTACAACAAAAATTTAAAGAAGTAATATTTCAGTATAAATCTGAGAAGTATCCATTTAAGTGTGACTTTTATATACCCGAAAAAGATCTTTATATAGAATGTCATTTTGGATTTTTTCATAATGGGAAGCCTTTTGACAAAAATAATATTGAGCATTTAAAAGAACTTGAAGATATTAAATTACATGCTAATAAATTTAAAAGGAATAATAAATACAAGCAACTTATTTACACTTGGACAGATTTAGACGTAAGAAAGTTGGAATGTTTTAAGAAAAATAATTTAAATTATAAGATATTTTATACGCTAGACGAACTTAAAGATTGGTTGACTTCTTAAGTTTAATTTACTATAATAGGAATAGAATAAAGAGAAGGAGAAAGTAGTATGGGAATATATGAAGATAGAAAATGGTTAGAAGAGTATGAGAAGGAACATCCAGAAGAGTTTCTTTGGGGAGTTAACAGCACTGATTTATATGAAACTTATTTTAATGGTATGGAATTCCCTGGAACAAAAAAATATCCTCCCAACCATCCAATCTGGGATTGCCATACTGAAGGTAAATTTTCTCCGAAGCAAGCATGGTATGATTGGAAATCAATGATGAAAGCTATTGATAATCTTTACTATATAATGCATAAACTTGAAGCAAATGGTAAAGAGCAGGATTTTGTAGCAAGAGTATATAGTGCATTTGGAAAGATATACGATATAGATTACCTTAAAGGTGAAGAACCAGATCCTTCTGCATTGGCAAAAGAAATATTAATGAGATTTACAATTGCAAAAATTGCCCCGAAAGTTGGAGCAATGCAACCAAGTCATGTTGAGAAAGTTATAAAAGAAAGCGGAATTGATTTAAGCTGTGGCGTTTATGTTCCAATGGCAGGTTTTGGTGGAATTGTAGAGGCAGCTAAACGTTGGTTTAAGAAACACAACTTGGAACCAAAGATTGAAGCTTATGATATAAATTCAAATTTCTGTAAATATTATGGTTGGACACAAAGAGATGTTCTTGCGCAGAAGGTTAAAACAGATAAAATTGTTATCTGTTGTCCACCGTTTGCATATACTGAACAGTGGGAAGGTACTCCAGATAAAAGACATGATAAATATAAAACAAATTATTTAGATTTTCATACATGGTGTAAACTTATTAAAGAATACATTGAAGCTTCAAATTATATATTTCTTGGTCCAGATAAAGTAGATATGAAAAAAAGTAAATATAAAAGCGGTGCAAAGAACTCAGGACTATTTGTACATAGAGAAGGTAATGGTACAAAATGGTATAAAGAGTATTCATTATAAATAAGCATTCCACAATAATATACTAATAATTTCCCTTGACATTTTTATCATATTATATCTAGGTTATAGATATAAGATTTAATTTATTATGGAGAATGAAAATATGAATAATGAAAAAGATATTAAAGACACAGGAACAGTATCACAAGAAGCAATTAATGAAGCAATTGTAGACACAACACAGTCTGAATATTACCAACAAAATAGAATTCCTTTAATAACAGGTGAATATAGAAAGGAAGCATTTCTTAAATTAAAAGACTTATTTTTAAAAGAGCTATATAAAGCAGTAGAAGAAGAAGAGAAAGCTTGTAAAAAAGCAGATCTTGAACCTCAAATGAAAGGTGACAAGCTTAAATATATAGAAGATTTAGTTGACTCATTTGATAATATGTTTCAATTAGAGTCATTGGCACAGTATTTATATCAGGAAAATATAATACCTACATTAGAAGAGGTCAATATAAGAGCAAATAAATTAAATGAGAATTTAGGGAAACTTGAACTTTAACTTTTTGGAGTATATCATGCTTAAGAAAACCGTAAAATTTTTAAAAGATGTTAAGACAATTGTTTGGGCAATCGTAATAAGTGGAACTGTTTTAATATTTATATATGGAACATATCTTAAAGTTTCAGAAACAGTACCAACAAAAGTATATGCAATGGAGAAAGATGTAGAGGAAATAAAGTATCGGGTAGCTGATCTTGAAACTGAAAAACTTATTATAAATAAAGACTTAAGCGTGATGCAAACAGAATTAAAAGAAATAAAGCAACAACTTTCAGATAATCAAAAAGAAACAAGAGCAGCTTTAGATGAGATAAATAGAGATGTTAAGTACATCCTTAAGAATATATAGAGTATTAAATGACAACACAACTCTCACCCAATTTCACTCTCGATGAACTACTAACAACTTCACATAAGGATTTACTTCCCAAACAAAATGAGGAAGTGAAACCTTATGTGAATAACTTATATATACTTGCCAATTATATACTTCAGCCAATTCGTAATTACTATAAAGTACCTATAACAGTTACAAGTGGATTTAGAGGAAAGGCATTAAATGAAAGAGTTGGCGGAAATAAAACCAGCCAACATTGTTTAGGTGAAGCAGTAGACTTTATAGTTAAAGGTAAGACAGTTGATGAAGTATTTGATGATATTAGAAAAGGTAAGATTGATATTTGTTATCGGCAGCTGATTAAGGAGAAAATATCTGGAAAGTTCTGGATTCATATAGGGATGGTCAAGATACCATTTAAACTTAAAGATAAGTATTTGCAGAATTTAACAACAATAGATGGGAAAAAATATACAGAAGTAAAATAGAATAAAGGAGAAAAATGAAAAAATGAAAATTAGATCAAACATGAACAGAGTTTGGAGTTTGGCAGGAATTAGATTTGAGCCAGGAATGATTGTTACATTTGATATTTTGAAGTGTAATGACTTAAGACAAGTAAAGGCAGTAGTTGAAGAAATTAGAAAAGGTAATATAACGGTAGTTGAGCAGGATGACTATTTCAAACCAGCTTCAATTACAAAGGTTGAACAACCACAAGTAATTAAAAAAGAAACTCAAGAAGATATAGTTGTAGTTACTAAAGGTGGAACATTTAAAGATGAAATTCCTGCAGATATATTAAACGAAGGTAATGTAGAACCCGTATCTGTAAAAATAGAAGCAGAAAAACAATCTGAAGTTGTAGTTAAAGAAGGTAATATAAAAGATGAAGCTTCTATAGAAGCAGGGTTTGTAGTTCTTCCAGGTAAAAAACCAGGTGAAGGACAATTAAAATCTGTTAATGAGATTATAAAAGAAAAAACAGATGAGATTACAGATGTATTAAAAGATGCCGCAAAAGATTTAGAGGAACTAAATAAGAAAGAAGAAGTTATAGAGGAAGTTCCAGAAGACGTTGCTAAGATATTAAAGATGAAAGCTAATGATAGAAAGTTATTTATAGCTAAACTTGAAGATAAAGAACTATTACTTAAGATAAGTAAGTATACAAAAGTCAAAACTATATTAAATATAATTAATCAAAGATTAGAGGAGTTGAAATAATAAAGGAGAAAATGAAAAATGAAAGGAATTAATTTAAGAATTTTTAGAAGGACAAGTAATAATATCTCATTTTTATTTAATGATAATGCGGTGTCAGGTATTAAACTTGAAGATTTGAAGATTTATAATTTAGAAGATAAGGAAAAGAAAAACCCTTTAGTTTATACAATTGGAGTAGATCAAGTAACGCAGACAGTTCAAGTTGTGCTTGATCACCAGATAAATAAGCTAGATGCAAATAAAACATATATATTTGTTTTTGATTTTAAAACGTTTGATGTAAATATAAAAGTATATCCTTCAGAAGTATTACCTTTGTTTGAGAAAGATTCTGTCGGAAAGAACCAGCACATTTACGGGTGGGATGAGTATACTAGAAGGTGGGTAAAACTTAAAGCAGTTAAAGATTCCAATGGAGATTATGTATTGGCAGTTAAAACTGTTAAATAGGAGTTGATAATGACTAGATGGTTAAAAGCGTCTGCTTTAAAAAAGTATATAATAAAAGTTCAATTAGCTAATGGTCATTATGTTAGACCTAAAATACATCCTATTGAAGCAGATAATGAACAAGAAGCTAAAAGTATATTTTGTTATAGATTTCCAAATACAGATATAAATACAATAATAGCTGAAGAAGTAAAATAAATTTATAGGAAAATAAAAATGACTAGGTGGTTTATTAAAGCTGAAACTCAATTAGACTTACCTTTAGGTACAGAAGACCTAAATGTTTATTACCCTACTTTAGTTAGAGAGATTAGTTTTAAAGATAAATTACAGAAGCTAAAAGATAAGAATGTACAGTATATACAAAAAGTAATATATGACTGTTTAAATGACGTATCAAATAATAAAGTTTCTGATAGATTTTATGATGTTATAAAAGCAGATTTGATAGAAGGTGCTTTTAAAAAATTTGCAAAAATATATGCAGATAATAACTATAAAGTATATGATGTAACTATTAGTGAAGTAGATAAAGATAATTATCATAGTATAAAAGAAAACACAGAAAAAAGATATCTAATATGTCCTTTTGTTAGTCAGACAAAGTTATATGATATTTCTGAATTTAATACATTGGTAGAAGCTTTATCTATAAAAATATTTTATTATTTAGAGTCACTTAATAAGTAGGAGGTTTTAATGACACTCAGGTTACCAGTTGAAATATCATGGTGTCCAGACGATACAATTACATCTGCATTGGATGATAATGGTAATATACTTTATCCTTATGTTAGAATATATAGATCTAGACATGAGACTTTTGGTTATGATCTAGTAAGAACAGATGTAGAGATTTCAACAAATCTACATCCGATTCCTTTTGTACAAGATGAGTTATGTAGGGATATAAGTTTTAATAAGAATGCAGATATAGATGCATACTTACAAGGATTGACATATACAGGTGGTAAATCTGTTTTACTTACTTTGGGAGCACAAGAACCAGAGAAGGTAGAACTTTTTTCAATTGTAGATGAGAACGGAAATTATAGACTTTGTTTAGATGATAAAGTTATTTATAATAATGTTCAGTATGGTCAATTAAAACCAGGTTGGCATAGAATGAATTTTAATGTAGGTGATTTAATTCTCAATATGACTGAATTACCTATTGTTTATGTAAGTTCTGAGCTTTCTACAGATGTTATAAGCAATAGTGTTAATTATGATTCTAAGAATCCTTATGTTAAAAACCAAGTTATATCTGAAATTAATTCACAGATTAATGGTTATTGGGTTAATAAATGGACAGATCCGACAATTGATATTAGATGTAAAGATTCCTATTATTATATTATAAAATATGTAAATGCAGATAAAACATATGAGTCTAGATTCTTTTTACCTAGAAAGTCATTGACTCCGAAAGAACAAAGACTTGTAAATTATTTAAAGATATGGTTATCAAATTGGATAACAAATTGTGCAACTGATGATGAAATTCGTGCGGGTATTAAATTTGCATTGGAATCTTTAAATATAAAATCTCCGGTTACATATTTTACAATAGAAACATTACCTGAAATATTAGAATCTGTTCTTATGGTAGGAAGTGCTATATATACTTTAATGGTTCATTATTTAGGTATTGCATTTACAGATGTTAGCTACACTGATTCTGGTGTATCTATTACAATTGATAGAGGTGCGAAGATACAGAATGCAATAGATAAAGCTACTGCTTACTATGATAAATTAATTGATGTAGCGAAACTACATTATATACAAAGTGGCGCGGCTGTAGGCTCAGTACCTTTAAATATTTCACTTTCAGGAAGACTTTCAGGAAATATATTAGGAGCTATCAGTAACCTTTTTAATGCCATTGGACGTTAAAATTTCGTTGACTTTTCAATATAAATTTGATATAATATAAAAATGAATAATTATAAAGTATATAAATTTACAACTCCATCAAATAAGATTTATATAGGTGTTACAAGACAAAACGTTGAAAGACGTTGGCGTAAAGGGCGTGCATATAAAACTAACTCTTATTTAACATATGCGATTAATAAATATGGTTGGAATAACATAAAACATGAAATTTTATTTAGTAATTTATCTTATGATGAAGCTTCACAGAAAGAAAAGGAGTTAATAAAGTTATATAAAAGTGATCAAAGAGAGTTTGGTTATAATATAGATCATGGCGGAATTGCAAATAGCCGAGAAGTTTCATATGAGACACGTAAAAAATTAAGTGATATTAATATTGGAGTAAATAAAGGTTTTAAAAGTCCAGTTGCAAAGAAAGTATTTCAATATGATCTTCAAGGAAATTTTATAAAGACTTGGTATAGTATGTCTGACGCCAGAAGAGCTACTGGAGTAAAAGCAATAGACTTGTGTTGTCGCGGAGAATACACTACAGCTGGTGGTTATATTTGGTTGTATGATAATAATATAGAAGATAGACTTAAACGAGTACATAAAGTTCATGATTTACATTTAAGTTCTATTACAAGAGAAGTAGCACAGTATACTTTAGACGGTAAGTTAGTTAAGATATATTCTACAATAACAGAAGCTGCAAAAGTTTTTAACTCAAAATTAAACAAGAACTTAATGACTGTTAGGCGCTGCATAAGTGCAAGTTGCGAAGGTAGTCAATCATCTGCATATAAATATATTTGGTTATATAAGGGAAATAGTATTCAAGAACGCTTAGATTTTATAAATAATAAGATGCAATCCCCTTACAGAAAAGCAGTGGTACAATATACAATAGATGGTGAAGTTAAAGCTAAGTACAATTCTTTAAAAGAAGCGTGCAATGCTTTAGGTATTAACGCAAAAAATTGTTGTGGTAAAATATCATTATGTTGTCAAAATAAAAGAAAATCTGCTTATGGTTATAAATGGAAATATATTACTGAATAAACCCTTGACATTTATATCATAATATGAGTAAAACAATAGGAGTTTTTATATATGTTGCGTATTTCTACATTCAAAATACAATCAAAAAAGATAGAATTACCTAAAGGTGAGCTTTCATTAAAGTCGTTGACAGTATCATTCAATGAAATGTATCGCGATTACGTTATATACTATCCAGGACATATTGATTGGTATGTAACTTCTATCGGAGACGTAGAATTAGGTTTTGGACCGCGTTATTTGCTTTATAAACTTCTCAGAGAAGTTGAGAAAGCCAATCCAGATGGTACAGTTGATAAAGGTTCAATTGTTGTTAAGACAATCCCTCAATTACCTGAACCATTGACAAGAAGATTAGGTCAGTTGAATAGGGAGGCTTGTGGTGAAGATTTTCCTACAAGTAATAAAGATGTTCCTGGAAGTTTTGGTGAACCGGAACATATGAGTATTGATACAGATGTAGAAGATAAAGCAAAAAGACACACACAAGAAACAAATAATCAAAATAAAAAAACAATAAAAGTAGTTATAGAAGATCCAAATAAACTTTTTGAATAGGAGTGTATATATGTTTGATTTCTTTAAGAAAAAATCTTATACAGTTACACAGGAGAATGGAATGGAAAAGTTAGTTACTGCTGCAGATATAAATAAGGCTGCAGAGGAAGCTTTAAAAGCATTGGAGGCTTTACCGGAAAACTATATTAAAGATTTGATCGATTATACAAAATCTAGTATTGATCATGGAAATATTTCAAAAGAGTTTTTAAAGATGATTGTAAAAATTGTTGATGCAGTAAGTACAAAAAAAGCAAAAGAAGTTCAAAAAAGTTTAGATGATGAAACTTCTGTCCCTAAACCAAAAGAAGAAAAGAAGGAAGAACCTAAAAAAGAAGAGTCTAAGGAGGAACCTAAGAAGGATGATACTTTAGATTTAGGTGGAGATTTAGGTAAAGTAGCAAACATTGATAAAGAATCTATTGTAAGATCTGCTGCAGATACAAATCCAGCAAGTTCTAAATATAGAGCCGAAGGTATAAAGGAAAAACTTCTTGAAATTAATAAAGAAGTTGCAATTAAATCTGATAATAAGATTCAAAATATAGGCGATAATACAAAAGGTGTTATTACTCCAGGTGATAAAAGTACAATTGTAAAAGTAAAAGAAGAAACAGTTAAGCCAGATATAGTTGTTGAGAATGTTAAAATTAAAATAATTAGAGATGACGGTGAGTTTGAAAAATTATTTCCAGAAAAAAATATTAAATTTCCGAAAGGTGATAAAGTAGTTTTGAAAGCAAGTCAAGATGTAGATATTGATACTGCTGTATTACAAACGAAACCAGAAGAAGTTAAGAAAGAAGTTGGTGAAGCAATAGAATCTGGGGACCCTACAAAAATAAAACAAGTTGTTGAAGAAACAGGTGTAGCTAAGAAAGAAAGTTCAATTTATAATCAAGTAATGCAAACTGTATTTAATAGAAACGCAGAATCAGAAGATTTAGAAAGTTTTAAAAGTGAAGTAGAAGCAGACGCAGAAGAAATTCTTAAATAAAAAGAGGGTTTCAATGGATAATATAGATGAATTGTTAAGTAAATTAAATACTGAGTTTAACGTTATAAACAATGATTTTGATAATTTTTTGGAAGAATCAAATGTTAAAGTTAGTGCATATAGTTCATTTTTAAAAAATATAAATGCATTAGATACATCAAGTCTTGATGCAGATAAAACTGTAACTATTATGACAGGTGAAAACGATAAACAAACTAAGATGATAAACTCAATTCCAGTAATTGATGAAGTTGAAGATCCTATAAAAGATGATCAAGTAAAAAATCCGATAATTAATTTAAACGGTGAGGTGTAATATGGCAGATATAGTAGTTGATACTATTGCAAATAAATTTCCACCTGTAACAAACTTTAAAGAAGGATCACAATTTATTAATATTGCTGATTCAAAATTATATATTTTAGAAAATAATGATTGGATAGAGTTACGCTCAATTAATCCAGGAGAGTATTATAGAGTAAAATCTTTAGGTAATTCATTGCTTAAAGTTAACGATGACTTAGGACTACAAAGAGTAGAACTTCAAGATGTATCTGATACAAAAACGTTAGATAAAGATACAGAAAAGAATATTATTGGGTATTTCTTAAAAAATTACTCTCCTAAAACTGCAAATATATTTAAAGATAATAATGTAACATTTTCATCAATGGAAATTTTATTACCTATTATTTTAGATAATTATAAAGCTTATATTGATAAAAGTAATTTTAGTTATAGACAAGGTCAAAGAGAAATTAATGATTGGTTAATTCAGCGTGGTTTTATAAAAGATAATGTTATAACAGATAAAGAAGTTTCTACAGAAGATTTACGTGACTTTGCTGTTGTTTTATGTAATAGTTTATCATTAAGTGGTAAGCTATCAGATAGCACAGTAGGTTATGATAAATTATTAGGTGAATTTTTAAATACAGATTTTAATATAAATATTAAAGGAATAGATAATAGTTATTCACTTAAAGATATTTTAGAAAAGTTACGTTCACAAGAATATCTATATTCAAGTAAGAAAGATATAGTATTAAGAAATATTATTAATCATGATTTTGCAAGTGATACCTTTGGTATTTCTAATGGTAGAGGTTCAACAGTTCCTTTTAATCAATTAATTATGAGTCAGTTAACCACATCTTGGTTTAATTTAATTAATAAAAATAGTTTGTTAAATAAATTAGATAATAATGATTTTATTAAACAAAATTATGGTGTGAAGTTGTCACAGTTAAATCAAAAAGATATTAATTGTTGGAATTTTTATACAAGTTTAAAAACATTATATGATGATTTACTTGTTAAAAATATAGAAGAAGTTTCAGAAAGTGATGATGTAATAAAAGATTTAGAAGTTATAATAAAAGATTATAATCCAGATTCTTTAATATTTTTAGTAGAACGTTTGATGGAAGAAGCTACAGATATTAATGTACAACAAAAACGTGAATCATTAGATTCAGAAGAGATTGAGAGTTCATTAAAATCTAGTTACGTTGTTTTTGCAAATTCAAAAGAAAAGTTAAATAATTTAAAGAAGTTAAAAAGTTTAATAAATAAATTTGGGTTTTCTGGATATGATTCTAGAGCAGATTTAAAAGTTAATCCAAACATGTATAGAACACGTAATAATGAATTAATAGAAGATAAGAAATTAATAATACCTAAAACTTTAGATGTTGTAGATACAGATGCTTGGAAATATTTACTTATTCCAGAAGCAGAAGTTGATAGATCTCGTGTAGATCAAAGACTAGAAGCTTTAGACGAAGGTACGTTAGCATCTGTTGCTGAATCATTACGTAATGAATATGTTATAGATGCTTTAAATAAATATTATACGTCTTCATATATGAAAGATTATCTAAAAGAGAAAGGTGTAAAATTAGAAGATAAAGATTATGACTATATAATAAATTATAAAGATAATCTTTATAACGAATTAGAAAAAGTAACTGATTTAGTTAAGGAAACTAAACCTATAGTACAGCGTGCTCAGGCTTTAGTTGATGCTGTAGTATCACAAAAACAAAATAGACCTATTGATGAACAATTGCAAGTTTCAGATGTTAGTGTTACTGAATTACACTCTAGAGATATGTTAAAGAATATTAGATTTTGTTTAGATTCTTTAGGAACATATATTAAAGATTATAAAAATAATAAATTAGAAGATATTTCATTTAGTGATTTAGTTTCTGAAATGAAATCAAATCCTGAAATTAATAATTTATTTGTTATTAATTATGTTGGATTAGTAAATTTATTGAAAGGCGAATTAACTGATAACTTCGAGAAATTAACACAATTATTAGCTAAATTTAATAATATTGATGAAATTAATTTAGAAAATATTACAGATCAGAAAACACTTAAACAATTACCTCCAATGTTTATTCAAGAAGCAAAGGATAAAGCAAGTGATTTAGTATCTTATATAGAGCGTGCAGTTATGAATGTTTTAGGAGATAAGCAATCTAAAACTAAATTAGTTAAAGAAGATACTGAACTTGAAGAAGCTCAGAAAGAATTAGATACAATGTTACAGTCGTTAGGTACATATAATAAATTTGTAGGATTATTAAGATATGCTTTAAAAGAAGTTAACGCTAATGATGTAGAAGATTTTTTAAAAAATTTACAACAGAAAGATAATGTAATGATAGCTAATAAAAATGCATTAGCTCAGGAATTAAATAAGGATATGTCTTTATTATATACTACAGCACGTAGTATAGTTTCTTTATTAAATTTATCTGATATTGCAAAAATAAGACAGTCAGTACAAGATTTGATTGCACAAGCAGAAAAATATAAAGATATTTATCCAAGTGATATTGATATTGATTTTATAAAGTTAAATTTTAATGAGATTGTAAATATAATTGAAGATATATTAACTGAAAAGGATACGCGTTATTCTTATAATAGTATATTAAAAAATATTTTAGAAGAAAATAAAGATTTATTTAAAGTAAAAATTGATCCGGTGGATATACAAAATCCAGGTTTATTTAATATATTCCAAGAATTAAAAGTAGAAGTATTTAATTCGGATATATTACAGTCAATTATAGAAGCTGGTACTAAAAACAATTTAGATTTAAATGCAAATTCTATAGTAGGGTATGTAGCTAATAAGTTGTTTTATAAGTACAGACAATCTTTAGGTGGAGATAAAGACGTAGCAAAGACAAGTTTCATAGAGTATTTAGATTATCAAAAATTTAATTTAGCTTTAGATGTAGCAGATAATTTTAGTAATGGTTCTTTTAGTAATACTTTAAAGTCTTTACAGCTAGATGCTATAGATCAAAAATATTTTATGAATGCTGAGACAGTTTTTAGTAGGTTAAAAAATCAAAGACTTTATCGTACAGTTCCAGATAATGTAATTAAAGCTATGGCAAATTATAAAGTTTTAGATTATATAAATATTTCTTTATATAATCAAATACAAAACTCATCTATACTAAAGCAATTGTTAGATGATTGTGAAGCTTGGGATTTTAGTGATAAATTAATTAGTAATGTATTACCAAATTGTGTGTTATTTGATGTAAAAGGTAATGTTATTGATACACAAAATTCTTCTGATTTATTGACTGAAGTAAGAGCAAATATAGTTAAACCTTTAGAGTATAGATATTTAAATACTTCAGATAATATTTTTAGAAGTATATTTAATAAATTAAAAGATTTAAATAAATATTCTTTAAGAAAAAATGCAGTTGCTGCCGCAAGATTAATTAGTAGTGTTGTATATCAAAAAGGATCGATTAAGTCTGCTTATAATTATATTACTAAGAGTATAAACGATAAATTAGGCGATAAAACTTTAGATGTAAATTTAGCTAATGAATTAAAAGCTATTGATTCTGAATTAAAAACACAAGTTACAGATATAGAAACTTGTATACAGAAGATCTATAATATTGCTGATGCACAATTAAAGCAAGATATTCCTGATATAAAATCTTTTATAAGTGAAACTGTATCTAATGATCCTATATTGCAAAAATATACAAGTATTAAATTAAAATATGATAAGTTGTCAGATAAGTATTCTTTAATTGAAGATTCAAGTACAAATATTTTACCTGTTGAAGTTATGATAGATAAGGCATTAATACAGTCTGAACAAAATAAACAATTAGCTAATTTTACAGATGAAGATAAAAAGAAAGTGTCTGAGATTATAAATAAATTAGACACAGTTTATGATGTATTAAGTAAGACTTTTTATAATGCAATGGCTAAAAATTTAAGTGATAGCAAAATTAATTCAGCACAGTTATTACTCCATAAAACAGAGCTTATTAAAAATCAATTAAATAATAAAATAAGCTCTAAGACTGGCAAAACTTTAATAACAAATGACATTGTTGAGAGTCATGTTCAAAATTTAAAAGATGGTTTAGAAGCTAAGTTAATGACTGTTTCTAAAAAATCAGATGAGTGTTTTGATTTAACAGATAAGTTAAGTACACTTTTATCAGATGTAAATTTAAAAATCGAGAAAACGAAAACTTTATTAGTATAAATTAAATTTTTGAGGTTTATATGTATAATAAATTTTTAACTACAATTTATGCAGCAGACTCTTTAATTGATGATGCTTTATTTAAAATTCAGTCTGAGTTACGTATAGAATTACCTGATGAGAGTTCTATAAATTTATGTACTTTTAGCAAGGAATCAAATGAAATATATACAATATACTTTAGGTATATACCGGGTGTTTCAACTTTAGATTTAATAAATAATTCTGTAAAAGATATTTCAGTTACTTCTGTACCTGAAAAGATACAATTAGGGAAGATTTTAGTAGATACTAGCAAAATAAAAGATTCTGTTGTTGAGTCTGATATTTTAGGGTTAATTGCAGTTGAAGGTTATTTAGATGCTGTAGATAAAGAAACTTTTAATTTTGCAAAAGATATTTTAAATTATATTGTAAAAAGTTTACAAGATTTACTTAAAGGAAAATATGTAGTAACTTATAAGAAACCATTTGATATTAGTAAAGAAGTAAAACAAGTTAATAAAAAATGGAAAGGTACAGAATATGATTCAGGTATATATAAAATTTTAGAAAAGATACAATCCTTTTGTAGAATGAATTTTATAAATAGTGTAAAGGATCGTTTAATTGCAGCTAATATATGTACATTAATTGGTTTTAAAAAGTATGAATCTGTAATAAATAAGGAGTATTCAACCGTATCTGACGCTTATTTTGAGTCAGAGGAGTTTAAAGCAAAAGTTAATTCCTATATTTATGAGTTAAATTTAAATAAAGATGACGCTAAGTTTATTACTAATTTAGAAGATAAGTTATTACAATTAACTTCTTTTACACCTAATCTTGATGAATACATTAACTCTATTAAACAAACAGGAAATTTTGGAATTAATGAATATCCTTTAATAAGTTTTGCATTTGTTCCTGAGGTACAGAACGAAATTAAATCTTATATTAATGATTTTATAGATAAAGTATTTACTAAAAGAGAAGCAAATCTTTATAAAGAATTTTTTTCACGTATAGCTATTACAAAAGAACAAATAGAAGAATTAAAAAATAGGCAAAGAGCTGAAAAAGAATTTGTAAAGTTAGAAGATTTTTTATCAGATGAAGAGAAACAATCTTTACAAGATATAAAAACAGTTCAAGAAACACAATCAGAAGCTGTATCTGATACAAATAAAAAAGAAGATATTGATAAATCTTTATTATCGGAACAAGTAAATGATAATGGAGAAAGCTTATCTTTAGAAGAGGCAATAAAAGACTTTGCTGATAATTCTGGTTATACAGTAGAATATAAAGAAGGAACTAATAAACCGAGTAAAGTAATTGATGAAGATGGAAATTCAGTAAATATTACAGACTTTATGACAATGATAAAAAGAGAATATAATATCGAGGATACTAAAGAAGAGGAGTCTTATGTATCAACTTCTATTTATGATACGTATTTAAAACCAGAGTCATATTCGCAGTTCCAAAATAAGGCTTCAGTAATATTAGCACAGTTATTAAATATTAATAAAAATTTATTAGCTTATACACAAGATATTGAAAGTGTTAATGACTCAAAAGGTATTCAAGATATTTATAATAAAGTTTTAAAATTTATAATTAATGCTGTTGAGTTGCCTAAAGGTATACAAAAATCGTTGTTATCTGCCTTATACGTTTCTAATAGGCGTGTTGGATTAGAACAATTACAAATGGTATTAGATGTTCAAATTCAAATTATAAAGATTTTTGTAGAAGATACAGATTATAAATCAGCAAGAGGGCGTGTTAATGCTATATTAAATGAGTATAGAGATTTATCAAGATATTTTAGTAAGCAAGTAGAGAGTTTTAGTACGTCTCAAGATATAGATAAAGTAGTGAAAGATACAAAAGACCGTCCATATTTATTAGCAAAGAAATTTCGTATGTATTTAAATAAATTAGGTTGGAGATATAATGCAAGAAGAGAAGTTTTTTATAAAGGTACATTATCAGATATATTAGATAAAGATGGTAAGGTAGATCAAGAAAAGCTTAATAGTATAAATAATGAGTTACGAAAATTACTAGATGATTTTAATAAAATGAATAATACTGATTTAAAGTTTGAGGATATTTTTACACAAAGAAGTTTAACTTTAGAACCTATAGATATTGTTGTAAGAGACAATTCTATTACAAAAACTTTATTTAATAGTATAGATGAGATATTAACTAATTCAGGCATAAAAGATTTAAATAGTAAATTAGATGCTATAAGTTTAGAGATAAATAATTTATAATAAGATTTACTAGGAGGAGTAGATGTCAAACAGATATATTAAGAAAGTTGCTGTTTATGATGTAAAAGCTGGAACAGAAATTAATCATGAGTTATACGGAAAAGGACAAGTTATTTCTGTATATCCTTACGATGGTATTGCTGATATCCAATTTGCAGATGGGCATGTTGAATATGGTTTTGATATTACTGCACAAGTTCAACCTACCAGTGTACTTGATATAGAAGCTTTTAAGTGTCCTATAACAGATACAGATATTCTAGCAGAAAGATGTGCTTGTATAAAAGATGGTATTCATGCTTGTGATTATTTTAAAGTAAATTTAGAAAAGAAAGAAAGTTCCTGTATTTATGAGTCTGAAATGCAGAGAATTGCTTCTGAAGAAAAAGAAGCTATAAAAAGAGAAGCAAAATTTTCTAAAGATAAATTAGATGCAGTTAATCAAATTAAAAAACTTCTTAATAAGTTGTTAAAAGAAGCCAAGTTTGAAGATGTATTAGGACCTGCACCAGAAGGTATTACTGCAGAAAATAAAGCTTTGTATGTTCAGCATAAAGTTACAGGAACAAAAGGTGTTATTTCAAATATAGTAGCATCTAACGCATTTGAAGTTACTTGGAAAAATCAAGAAGAAGCAGAGTGTCCTTGTAAAAAAACAGTTGTTACTAAGGAAGAAATTGAAAAGGATTCTGATGCTAGTATTTGGTGCAAAATAAAAGAAGTTCAAGAAAAATTAAAAAAGAAATTTGTTAAACCTATTAATGAGTTCTTTAAAAAGAAAGCTTCTGTAGAAGATACATTAATTAAAGTTGACGCTGAAAAAGTTTTAAAGAAAATGGCACAATTATCAGAAGAAAGAAAGCTCGTTTATTTATCAGAAATAAAAGCACAGTTAAATAAGATTGGTTTTGATGTTGAACCGAGTTCTATTGTTCTTGATGAGAACGGTATAGCTAAATCTTATGACGTTATGAAATTAGCTTCGAATGATATTTTTCCTGAATATGAAAAAGATTTAGATTCTATTAAGATTTCTGCTAAATTAGGATATGATGGTGATGTAGTAAAGATTTATGCTTCAATTAAAGGGCAGTTATCAGAAAATTTTAAAGATGTGGAAAGTGTAAATAATAATATAGATAATATAGATAATCTTTTTTAAGGTAAATTAAATGCGAAAATCTAAAGAAAAGGTATTAAATTTAAAAATACACTTCGTTTCAGATTTAGTAGATAAACAGAATGCTTATGGATTATACTATAGATTACGCAAAAGAAAGAATGTAACAGACCTTTATATAGATATTAATCATACTGACCAGCTTGATTTAATTAATACTTTTTATCATGAGTTTACTCATTTTATAGTAGATATAGTTTTAAATGAAGGTAATTATAGTAAATTCTTTAAGGTTACAGAGGACTGTAAGAAAGTAGATATTACTTTTGAAAAAGGTAAAGACGTGGAACAATTAAACAACCAAGATGAAGCTGATATTCAAGAAGAAAAGCTGTGCACACAAATAGCAAATAAGTGCACAGCTATTATTAAAAAGAAGTTTAATATTGTCCCTTGACAATTTTATCATAATTATTCTAAATTTAAATAGTGGTGATAGTATGCCTATAAATATACAGGAGTTATTAACATTAAATCCAAGTACAGATCCAAATAAGTGTAATTGCAACCAATCAGGACCTTGCTGGATGAATAGTGTACAAACAGATGGTTCAGGGTTAAACCCAGATGGTTCAACAAATGGTACTGGACAAATCCTTACAGAAGGTGATACAGAAATAACAACTCCTTCAGACATTAATTACTCAGGTATTAGTTTACTTAAGGTTTATCATAAAGAAGGTACACAATATACATATGTTATAGAGTTTCCTAAAGTAAAAACTGTTGAAGGTTTTGCAAAGAAATACGAACTTTGGGGGAGCCCTTCACCAATATTGCCACAGTTATTATTATCAACAAATGATTTTGTAGCAGAAGAAATAGATAATAATAAAATGAAAGTAGAGTTTAATGTTCCGGTCCCATTTGCAAGTACAGAAATACAATGGAGTTTTTGGGTACAAGGATTTCCTTGTCAAAATGGTTTAGGTGGATTAGTTTCAACTAAAGGAGCACATGTTTATAATTCTGAGAGAGATTGGACAATACCAAAGAACCAACAGATAATAGCTCCTATAAATTATCCTACAAACGGTACTGGGAATATAATAGATACAGATTATCTTGATTTTGCAGTACAAAAAAATCGTGCAGATAAGATGGCTATTTTACAATCTGATGGTGAAATGTGGGATTTATATTTAAGACGTTGGGAAGGTATAGCTTGTCCTCGTTGTGACCATAGAGGTTCTATAGATGAGGATAAACCAGATTTAGATTATAATACACATACAAATTGTAATATTTGTTTTGGAACAGGTTTTGTTGGTGGTTATTATAAGAAGATAAAAATAATGGCTAGATATAATTCAAATCCAGCAAGAGTAATAAAACATACTCCTCAGGGTATACAAACGACACAGCAGTTACAATCTTGGACTTTATGGACTCCGTTATTAAGAGCACATGATTTACTTGTTCAATGTTCCACAGGCGATAGATTTTATATACAAGATGTTTCCAGAACATTATTTAAAAGTTATATTATGGATCAGCAGTTTAATAATGCATTATGTCAAAGAAGTGAAATTGTTTACCATGTTACAGATGAGTCTATAGAAAATGCTTTTGAGTCTTATTATGAAGCAAAAGAAAAACCAGTTGATACAATTTGGGGATAATAAATATGTATAATGAATTTATAAAAAAAATTACAGCAAATCTTGCACAATATATGAAGTATGAAGATGTAGTAGAAAATGCAGATTTTAGTATAATAGATGGTGATGGTAATAATATAACACAAGACATTAAGGATATTATAGATGGTAATAAAAAACCTAATGTTAATTTAATGGAATATTTATTTCGTAATAGTACAGCAACTTTACAGTATTTAGGCAAAAATCCAGATAAACATGATAGTGTTATTCTGTTTAATTCACGTTTTGCTGAACCTTATTTGTCAGATATTAATTTTGCATTATATTACATAGATAAAGTATTAGGTAATGATACTACAAAAAATCAGACTTTTATTACAGCGTTAAAGGAATTATTAGAGGAAAAGAATGTAAATTTAATTCCTGCTTATATGTATATTACAGGGGATATAGATCAAAAATTAGTTGAACAGTTTGTTGCTACATACGGTTCTTTAGAAGCACGTAAAGAAAATACAGACTTAATTAAAGATTTTTTTATAGCATTACAAAAGCATGGAAAATTAGAAGAACAATATAAGAATATAAATGTAAAAAATTTAGCAGAAGGTTTTTTAACAGATGTTAAACACTCTCAAATTGGGACAAGTGATTCTAAAAAGATTAAAAAAACTGAAAGAGATAATGTATTTGGTTTAAACTTTAATACTATAGATAATAAAGATTTTATTGACTTATTTAATGATTTGAATGACTATGGTAACGGTGTTTTAACTTTACCTGATGTTTCTGAAATAACAGTTGATACGTATTTAGCTAATGTAGAGAATAAAGAAGAGTTAAAAACTTTGTTAGATAAAATAGATTTAAATTATTATATAAATATTGCAAATTCAAATGATGGTGAAAAATTTGCAAAGTTTTTAAAAACTTTAAAATCTAAATTTGCAAACAAAAAAGAAAGTAATTTAAGAGGTAAAAAAATGTTTAGATTGTCAAAAGCATATACAAGATATTATATTAAAAACATATTAGCTTATAAAGTAAAAGCAAATAATAATCCAGAAGTCTTACCTCAAGTAATAAAAGTAAGCACAGATGAAATTCAGGATTTAATGTATGGAGATTCAATAAAACATCCTGAAAATTTGAGTGAGATACAGAATCCTGAAGCAAAGAAACAGATATTTAATGATGTTGAAAATGCAGTAGAGAAGATATCTAAAGGTGATTTACTTGAAGATGGTGCAGCAGATGGTATGAATATCGAAGACATTGCAAAAAAATGGGCACCATTATACAATATTCCTTATGAACAAATGTTAGATGTACTAAAAACTCAAGAACAAGCAGGTTCTATTGTTGAACAGGAGCATACAGATAATTTAGAAATTGCAAAGGAAATTGCTAGAGACCATTTAACAGAAGCTCCTGATTATTATACACATTTAGAAAACATGGAATCTTTATTTCCAGATGAAAATGTTGCGGTTAAACCTTTAATGGAACCAGAGAATATGGATTTAAAAACAGTAAGTCCACAACCAGAAGATTCAGACCATGTCTGTGATGGTTCTTGTGGTGGAAATTGTAAATGTCATGATAAAGTTAAAACGATAGAAGATAAAATACAAGACTTATCAGGTGATGGAATAATGGTTGTTATGGTGTCAGATTCACCTGAAGTTATTGAGGAGCAACCTTTAGATTTTATACAACAAATCGCTGCTAAAATGAAGGAGTAATTATGGCAGTTATTAGATATACAAATACTATTAAAGCTCTTTGGGAAAAGTATTTAAGAGTTATTTTTAGTGCAGATATTACTCCTAAAGAATATAGATATAATTCAGATGAAAGAAAGAGTAAAATAAGGATATATAAAGAAACTCCTAATAGAGTTTATAATGTTCCTATGATAACCATTTCTGCAGGTAATGGTGATGCGAGTCTGAGATACTTAGGGCAAGAAGTTGTTAAGCAGGTTAATAAAGTATATAATGAATGTATACAAAATGATAAAGTTAGATATAAAATATTAAATGGTAGTTTAGAAAATGTTTATACTTTAAATCCTATATATGAAAACGGTGAAGTATCTTATCAAGTTATAAATTATAATGTTGGTTCTGAGTTTGAGTTTAATTATACAACAGGTATTTTTACTTGGAATGAAGGTGTAAAACCAGATTTATATTATGCCACTTATACAACGTTTGATGATGGTACACCAACAACACCTATAATATCAGAATATAAAATAAAAGGTGATACACCTACACAATTAGAGTTTAATGCAACTTCAAGTGGTTTAACTGAAGTTTATAATTATATAGTTGACCCTAATGATAATACAAAGTTTATAAAACAATACTTTAATAAGCAAGAAGTATATATAACACCTAATGATAGAACTTTAGTTTGGAATATAGAAGAACCTAATAATTATTTTGTATCATATATAGCAAATAGAAGTGATTGTATTTATACAGGTGATTTTGTTCAAGCACCTCTAAATGTTGAAATTAAATTTGAAGTATTTGCAAGAAGTAGTCAAGATAGAGAAAGGATTACAGACTTACTTGTTTTGTATATTCGACATGTAGTAAAACCTGAATTAATAAAATACTTTACATATTCAGGTGAAAATGTTTCAGGTGAGTCACAAGAAATGTTTGATAATAAAGTTATTTATAAAAATACAGTAACTGTTCCTTGTGTCACAAATTATTCTTTTTATATTGATAAATCAATCTATGCATTAATTAAAAATATTCCAGTTGAACTGGACGTGTCAGCTACCGATAATTAAAGTTATCGGTTTGTAATGAGAATTACAACGAAAGAGCTGATTAGGAGGTTATAACAGTAATGTTAAAACAGCAGTTACAAGGAAAGAAAAAGAACATACCTACGGATGCTTCACAAGTTCGTAGCTTTATAACTTCTACATTAAAACGAGCCTAAAGGCACAGTGTGTAGAAGAGATACTCTGACTTGTAACAACTCCGATGTGAATCTACCTGAGCCTAACAGGATTGAGAGGAAAACTTATGTTTTCGTCCTCAATGTAAAAGGGCAACCTTTAATGCCAACAACACCTTGTAAAGCTAAACGATTGATAAAGAAAGGTTTAGCAAGAATAGTTAAAACATATCCTTTCTTTGTTATTCAGATGTTGGTTCAAACGAGAGACTGTAAACAAGAAGTTACACTAGGTATTGATAGCGGTTATGAGAACATTGGGTTTAGTGCGGTAAGTAGTAAGAAAGAGCTAATAAGTGGTACTTTGGTTTTGGATAATAAAACTAAAATGAGATTATTAGAGAGAAAGTTGTATAGAAAAGGAAGAAGATGTAGGCATCATTGGTATAGAGAATCTAGATTTAATAATAGGAAAAGACATGTTGGTTGGTTACCACCTTCTATAGAGAGACGTTATCAAACACATTTAGAGCTTATAAAACGAATTAAATTAATACTTCCTACCAATAATGTGATAATAGAAACAGCAAATTTTGATATACAAAAAATACAAAATCTTAATATTAAAGGTAAAGAATATCAACAAGGAAAACAATTGGAGTTTGAGAATGTAAAACAATATGTATTAACAAGAGATAAAAGAACTTGTCAGCATTGCGGTAAACAAAACACAAGATTAGAAGTTCATCACATAAAATTTAGAAGTCAGGGTGGTACTGATAGACCAGACAATCTAATAACTTTATGCAGTAAATGTCATAAAGATTTACATAAAAATAAATTTAGTATCAGAAAAAGTAGTAAAGAGTATAAATCAAATACATTTATGTCAATTATACATAAAAGATTTCAAAAAGATATACCTGATATGTACGAAACATTTGGATATATAACGAAGCAGCAAAGACTAGAATTAGGGTTAAAGAAAACACATTATAACGATGCTTTTTGTATAGCAGGTGGTAGTGTTCAAAACAGAGTGAAACCTATAGAATTAAAACAAAAACATAGAAACAATAGATCTTTACAGTGTAACAGGAGAGGTTTTAAGCCAGGTATTAGAAAGCAAAGATATAAAATACAACCAAAAGATTTAGTAGTAATAAATAATAAGAGATACAATGCAATAACAATGAGTCATTTAAAGTATGTTGTAGTGAAGGAAAACAATAAACGAAAAGAATGCAGTTTAAAATTGGTAAATAAATATTTTAATTTTGGCAATTTTTATACGGAGGAGAGTAATGGTTAGAAGGAAAAGTAAAGTGGTTGAGTCTGTTTCTACAATACAACCTACTGTTAAACAAGCGTTAATACAAAATATTACGTTTGGAGATTTATGTTATAAAGACTTTAATTTGAAAACAAATGAGATCAAGGTTGTAGCTTATACAAAGCAAGTTAAAGAATATGCAGGAAAAAAATTAATTAGAATAATAAAAATTTATTAATTGGAGGATATATAAATGCCATCATTTACAAATAATTACACAGAGCCAGGTACATATGTCGTAATCAATGACGATATATCTACAGACGTTAATACAGGTTTATTATCTGTATGTATTATCGGTAAAGGTAAAGAAACAAAATCAATAAGTAATGAACTATTGGAGTTATTACCTCCAATTGAAAGACCTACTGTACCTGTAATTGGTACAGAATATGAAGCAGGTTCTATAGTTTATTACAATGATACTTATTATAAAGTTACAACAACGAGTACACCTGAAGCTGCACAAGCTATACCAGGAGAGTTTTATAGTCAATCACAAGTAATAAGTTTTGGAGAAAGTTATTATATTGTTAATTCAGAAGGAACTATCCCAGCAGCAATAGATCCTGAAGATGGAACTACTTGTGAAGTAGGTGATATATTATTTTATAATGATAAATATTATAGTGTTACAACTGCAGGTACAGTTACCGAACCTGTTGCTGATTGGTTAGAAGCTAACGCTTCTGAGATTACAGAAGATGTAGCAGTAAGTAGTTTAGTAACTCCATGGTTAGATGAAAATGCTAGTGTTTTAGAAGACGGAGTAGATGAAGCTATATTTGATTATTGGATAAGTACTGATACAGAAGAAACAACGATACATTATAAAGTATGGACTCCTGAAACAGATTATGTTGTTGGAGATTTTATATATTTAAATGCTTTATTTTATGAATGTATAAAAGATCATACTTCACCTAGTGAAGCAAATATAAATTATTTAAATACGAATTGGAAAATTGTAGATCCTAATGCTACTTATTATTCTGCACAATTGCAACCAGAAATTGTAGTAGCACCTTCTGAAGCTGTAGATGCAATAAGTAGTAGAGTTTATGATAATTCAGAGAAAGATTTTTTTGCAGTAGAAAATTCTGTATTATTATGGAAAGCTCCAGATGGGGATATGCCAGTTGAAGGTCCAGATGGGAAGTATAAAATCACAGTTAGTTATACAGTAGCAAAAAATACTGCAGATAGAGAACCAAAATCTTATACAAGACTCTCAAGTATTTATTCTGTTTATGGTGAGCCTTCTGCTGAGAATACAATTTCTGCAGGTGCACAAGTTGCTTATGATAATGGTGCAAGAGTTTTCTATTGTATTCAGCCTGAAGTTAATGAAACAACTGGACTTATAGATGCAGCTGGATTATCTACTGCTCTTAGACAAGCTACTAAAATAAATGCATATTGTATATTGCCTATGATATCACCGTTTGAAATTGAGAACGATCCTGATAACAGTATAACGATGGCTCAGATTATAAGTATGTGCAAAACACATGTTGAGAATATGAGTTCAACTCTTGAAAGAAAAGAAAGAATTGCGATTGTTTCAAATAACGCTTTAATTGAAACGGAAGATTATGATACCGCAATTGAAACTTATAAAAAAGATGCTGCGTCTGCAAATTCTGCAAGAGTTGTTTATGTAACACCAGGTCAAGTATCGGTTACGTTAGATACAGGAACAGTAGCAGTTGCTAATGGTATGTATGCTGCAGCAGCTATTGCTGGTATTATCTGTAATAATAACTTTACTTGTGGTGAACCTATAACAGGTAAAACATTATCGAATGTTACTGTAAATGATAGGTATACAAGAGAAGAAAAGAATGTATTAGCATCTTATGGATGTTTAGTTCTTGAAGGCGCAGAAGGAACATCAGTAGCAAAAATAAGACATGCACTCTCAACATCTACAGGTGATTATGTAAAATCTGAAATTAAGATTACAAAAATAAAAGACGTTATATCAAATACATTAAGACTTGCTTTAGATAAAGCATATATAAATACAAGATTTGTTGGAGCAGCTACAATATCAGAAATGACAGCTACAGTTAATACTATACTTTCAAGTTTCCTAGCAAACAACGATATTTATTCGTATACGAACTTAGTAATTGCGCAAGATCAAAATTATCCAAATCAAATTAATGTATCATTTAGAATATATCCAACACCTGATGTTAACTACATTTTAGTAACATTCGGAGTAACTTTCCAAAACGCTTAATATTAAAAATAAATACGGCTAGGTCAGATCAACCGAAAAGGTAGCAACTCACTACCCTGCCGTAAATATAAAAATTGAGTTAATCTATAGGAGTATAGAGATGGAAGAATTAGTTAAGTATATAAAAAGTCATAAACAATTTTATAACAAAGTTATAAAAAAATACATAACGAAAGAAGTTGAAGCTACAGCAATTTTTTATAAGTTATCCATAAAAGAATTATGTTATAGAATTAAACATGATATTTCTTTTGATAAAGTATTCAAATGTAAAACTTGTGGAAAGATTATTAAATTTAAACGTACGCATGGTGGATATCAAACATATTGTTCAATGAGTTGTATGAATAAATCACAAGAACATGTAAATAAAGTTAAACAAACTTGTTTAAGAAAATATAATACTACAAGTTATGCAAAAACAAAAGAATGTCGAGATAAAATAAAACAAACATGTTTAAATAAATATGGTGTAGATAGTTATTTAAAAACACAAGATTATAAAGATAAATATAAACAGACATGCTTAGAGAAGTATGGAACTGAATATTATTCTCAATCAGATCAGCATAGAAAATATATGCAGGACAATAAATATTTGATTCAACAGCAAAGAGAATTAACAAACTTGGAGAATTTCGGAAAAAAACATTACACGCAGACAGACGACTATATTAAAAAATCAAACCAGACATGTAAAGATAAGTATGGTGTAGATTATTATTCACAAACCAAAGAATATAAAGATAAGGTAAAGCAGACCTGTTTAGATAAGTTTGGAGCAACGAGTTTTCAGAAATCAAAGAAATATAAATTAGATGTGGAAAAGATTAATGAAAAGCAGCGCAAAACAAACCTAGAAAGATATGGTGTAGAAAATTATACACAAACTCAAGAATATAGGGATTTCTATAAAGAACATAAAGCTATAATCTTAGAGAAACAATGGAGTACTAAGAAGCAAAATAATACATATAATAAATCTAAATTTGAAGAAAAAACGTATCAACTATTATTAACTAAGTTTGGTAAAGAAGATATTATTAGACAATATAAAAATGAATTATATCCTTATCAATGTGATTTTTATATTAAGAGCCTAGATTTATATATTGAATATAATGGGCATTGGACACACGGAAAAGAATCTTTTGATAAGAATAATTTAGAACATCTTAATATATTGAGCAGTTGGCAAGTTAAATCTAAAAAAAGCAAGTTCTTTCGAACTGCAATCTATGTTTGGACAGATTTAGATGCGAGAAAATTAGAAACATTTAAAAAGAATAAATTGAATTACAAGATATTTTGGAATATAGAGGAAGTTGAAGATTGGATTAGAAAAATTAATTAAGGAGGATAATATATGGCAGTTACTGGAGATTATAAAAACAGTCTAATAAAGGGTTTAAAAACAGCATACAAAGCCTATATAGAAATATATAGTGTGCCATTTAATTTTACAGGTACAGATTTTACAAAACCTACAGAATTATATAATAGACTTGTTGAAGCTGCTGCTAATGGAAAACAGATTGGTGCAATCCAAAATTTAGAGATTACAAATGAAAGACAATTAAATATTTGGAGAGAACTTGATTATAAAACTGCAGGTAGACCGGTAGAATCTTATCCTGGGTTACCTGGCTATGATTTGTCTTTAGATAGAATTGTTCTTTATGATTCAATGGTATCAGATGAATTTTATTCAGATGTAGATGATAGTTTAGATATATCGAAACAGACAAGACCTTTATTAATAAAAATAAATTTAATTTGCCCTGATGATGAAGATAAAACAAGTAGCGATCAGTTATTAACAAAAACCTGGTATATTTACGGTGTTTGGTTTTTGGATTCCAACATTGAATTTGGTGTCGATAATGTTGATGATATTAAAATAATACAGAATTGCAGAGCTCGTGCTGCAGGAATTGTTGGAAACAGATGATATTGTAAATCTTCAAAAACCATCCTTGACAAAATAATCATAATCATACTTAATATAAGGTTTATATGGCTACCGATTGCAACGGGAAAAGAGTGCAACTCACACTCCTGCCATATTTTGTTTTGAGTTATTTATCGGAGGATAAATAATATGTGTAAACAGGAAGTCAAAGAACAATTTCCAGAATTATTTAAAGAACAGGTCTGTCAATGTTGTGGTAAAATATTTCATTATACAGATAAGCAAATTAAAACGCGTATAAAGTATTTAAAAGTTGGTAAGAATATTATTACAGCTTGTTCAAAAGTTTGTACTTTGACAATAATAAATAAGTCCCTGGAACATAGAGATAAGGTAAAGCAAGCCTGCTTAGAGAAATATGGTGTTGACAATTATAGTAAAACAGAAGTTTATAAAGATAGATGCAAACAAACTTGTTTAAAGAAATATGGTGTAGATAATTATTTAAAAACACAAGTTTGTAAAGATAAATTATTAGAAACACGTAAGCAAAAACGTCTTAATAAAAAACCAATACAGTTAAATTTTCAAGGATTGAAAGATTATATACGTAAACATAGAAAAGTGAAGTTACAAGACTTGGAGAAGTATTTTACAGTTCAGGAAGTAAAAGATATTCTTAATAGATATAACTTAACAAAATCTGAATTACGTTATAGGCTACATAAAAATATTCCTCTAGATAAAGTTTTTACTTGTAAGCAGTGTGGAAAGCAAATTAAGTTTTCAGATATAAATGGGTATGGAAAATTTTGTTGTATTAGTTGTGCAAATATACATAAAAATAAATCTGAAGATTTTAAAAATAAAGTTAGGCAAAGTTATTTAGAAAAGTATGGTGTAGAGACAAATTTGCAATTGGAAGAGAATAAACAAAAATCTAAGCAAACTTGTTTAAAACGTTATGGTGTAAGTAGTTATATGAAGTCTAAAGATTATAGATTACGAATTAATGAAATTCAAGAGAGAATATATAATACAAAGAAACGGAATAATACATTTAGTACATCAGAACCAGAAGAAAAAGTTTACCAACTTCTCTTAACTAAATTCACTAAAGATGATATAGAACGTCAATATAGGTCAAAAGTTTATCCATATCGTTGTGACTTTTATATTAAATCAAAAGACTTATATATTGAGTATAATGGACACTTTACACACGGTCCTGAGTCATTCGATAAAGATAATTTAGAACATCAGAAGATATTAGAGTTTTGGAAAAGTAAGGGTATACAATTTTACATAAATGCAATATATGTGTGGACTATATTAGATCCACAAAAATTAAAAATAGCTAGAGAAAATAGCTTAAATTATAAAGTATTTTGGAATTTAAAAGAAGTAGAAGACTTTATAAATAAAATTAATTAGGAGGATAAACATATGGCAGCAGAACAAGATGATATACTTCGTGATCTAGAGATGCGCCCGAGGATATATGCTACTCTTTATGCAGCTCCATGGACTATAATGAGATCAACTTTTAAAACTCAAGAGAATATAATTAATAATTTAGTTAGTAAAATAGATGTGAACAAACCTGTAGGTGCGATACAAAGAATTAAAATTATTACAAAAAGAGAAGCAGAATATAGAAGAGAATTGAATATAGATACTGCAGGTAGACCTGTTGAAGTTGTTCCTGGTTTACCAGAGTATTCATTGGAATTAGAGAGAGTAGTTTTATATGAATCAACAATTGCACAAGCATTTGGCTATAGTAAATCATATGATATTATGAAACAAAATTCCCCGTTAATGATTTATGTAAATGTTCCTGGTGTTGAAAGAGCGGGTGAAGGCGGAAAGACTTTAACTACAGGTGCGAAAACAATAATGATTTATGGTGTATGGTTTGACAATAATAATATGGATTTCTCTATTGAGAGAGCAAATGATATGATGATTATACAGAGAGTAAATTGTATAGCTACAGGTGTTATTTCAACAAAAACAGGTTTGATTGAAACAGATACCAGAATATAATTGAGGTGTTAAATGGCAGATAGAAGTTCTTTACCATATACAGAAGGAATGTTAGCTACAGCAACAGATATATTTGTAGTATTACCTATTGCTACAAAAATTGCAGGTGTAGATCTTACAGTTCCTCTAACTGCAGCAATAGGGACAATTGAACGTTTAGAAAGAAGAAACGATAGACGTAATACAAGGCGTTATAGTTTAGGTAAACACGCATTCGAACCTTTAGATATTATTCCTGGTCAAATAGAAACTACATTAACACTTACAAAGATTGTATTATATAAAGATACTTACGGTTTTCCAATGACACAACAGTTAGAATCTTTTGGAATTAAATCTTCACAGATTGCAGAAATTACAAAGACTTTGGAAACAAATGGTGAGTTCTTAGGTTTATTTGGAATGACTAGCGGAAATGTTTTATACCAACAAAAACCAATACATATTCAAGTTATTAATTATGATCATAGCGGAGTAGATGGCTGGGATACATCAGGAAAACAAGTTACATCAATAACATATTATTGGAACTGTTGGATTAAAGATAATCCAATTTCTTATAATTTACAAAATGCAGGAAATATATTAGTTAAACAAGATGTAAACGTAGATGTAGGTAGAGTAGAAACATTTGAGCCAAACCTAAGTAGAATGTTAACATCTTCAGTTGCTTCTGTTTTACCAACATCAATAACATTTTAAAGAAAAATGAAAAGGAGAAAAAAATGGAAAAGTTTGAATTAACAGACACTGCAATTTTAAATTTAATTAAACAAGGTACAGTTGAAAAAGAAGTACAAATTATTGATGGTATAAAAATTACTTTAAAAAATTTAACCCAAGATGATAGAGAAAAGTATTCTAAATTAATTAAATTACCTAAAATAGATGATAAGGTTAATGAAGAAGATTTAAATAACTCACTTTATCTTTTAATGGAAGCTAGTAAAGTTCCTATTTTAGTATATGCAATTACAAAAATAAATGATACAGATTTCAGTTCAATGGAATCTAAAACTACATTACATAAACTGCTTTTACAACTCCCCCCTCTTTTTATAGATAAAGCCTATAATGCTTATGTTGAAAATGAACAGAGTATTAATAATCTTTTCAACGATGATACTATAAAAAAAAATTAATTTCTAGCAATATAAGCATTTCTTTATGGCAAATATGTAAAACTTTTCATGTATTGCCAAACGATCCATTGGTGAAAGATTTATCTACAATACAAATAAATTGGATACTAACTAATATACAGAATGATTCTGAATTAATGAAAAAAGAAATAGATAAGCTTGGTAAAAAACCAGGTACGTCTGTAGTTCAAGCAAGTACAAGTGATAAAGATTTTGAAAAAATGGTACAGAGTCAATTAAGTAAAATAAAAAAATCTAAAAAAACAGTAGGTAAATAATTATGGCAGAAGATAATAAAGACTCTAATATTGTTGAACAGATAAAAAGTATGCTTCAATTGGATATGGAGCAGTTAGATGCTTTAAAGCAGATTCTATCTGAAAGTAAAGAAGAAAGAGAAGATCGTAAGAAAACCAAAGAATCTGATAGATTATTACGTGACATTAAAAAAACTCAAGATAAATATGGTAGATTGAATCTTCTTACAGCACGTAGTTGGAAAGATTTTGGAAATCGTATAGGTAACCAGTTTCGGTTAGCGCTAACAAAGTCTGCTTTAAAAAAAGCTTATCCTGGTAAAAGTGATGCAGTTATTAATCAAACAGCACGAAGATTACTTATTTCTGGTAGTAAAGGATTTGGTGTAATTCTTACTAAAATAGTTCCTGCTGTTGGATTGATAGTAAACATTTTAAATAGTATCCTACAAATGATTGGTGAGCGAGGAAAATATTTAAAAGCTACAAGTATGCTTTCCAATAGAGGCTCTTTGGAAGATCCTAAAGCAATGTTTAGAGCTGCAACATTACACGCAAGTTATGTAAATAATCCCTTTATGCATTCTTCTCCTTTATTTGCAGCTAGCCAAGATTATAAAAATGCTTATAGAGCAATGTTAGAATCTGCAGTATTTGCAAGACAATCAGAAGGTATGAGTGCAGATGCAGCAGTTTCTGAATTAATTAAAAGCTTTGATTATGTAGCTGCACAAGGAATGGTATTAGGTAGATCATTCCAAGAAACAGCACAACTGATTAGTACTGTAGGTTCTCAGTATTTTATGGGGCGTGGTGATGCTGGATTAAAGAACGTTAGATTTCTACATGAAGCTTTGCAACAAGGACGTTTAGCAGGGTTTAACGATTCTAATATTGTAAATATGCTAACAAACTACAGTAAGTTAAATGCACTTAGTAATAATGGTATTTTTATGGCTTTAACTGATATAGTAGGATTAGTTAAATTAATTGGTAAAAATACAGATGGAATTTTAGACAAAGCATCACCACAACAATTAGCATCACAAATACAATCTATAGTTGGTATGAATATACCGTTTAATCAATTTATAGCTTTAACTCAAGGGCTCAGGTCTTTTGGTAGAGGAGATCTATCCGGTTTAGTAGATAGCTATAGAACAACAAAACAATTTGATAAACTTACAAGTATGTGGACAACTTTAAAGAATGCCACTAATTTAGATACAAAAACTTTAATGACACTTGCTCCTGGATATTTTGGTGGTTTACAAGGAGAGACTGGAGAATATTTAGCAAATTTAATGATGGAGCGTAAAGATGTATTTCAGTCAGATGATTATAAAAATTTAACATTTGCACAAGCAGTTCATAAATTTTCTCAAGAACAGGTAACTGGAAAGGATGCAGCTCAGATACAATTTTATGCACAACAACAAATGTTCTTTGAACAACCTTTACAAACTATTATAGGGTTACTTGTATCTATGTTACAAAGTGTAGTTCAAATTGCTTCTGTAGCAGGGTTTGGTACTAGAAAATCTGCATATGAAATATTAAATGAATCTATGGGGCAATTAAACGATATAAATAAATTTAGTGGTTCAGATAATTCTTCTTATATGGGAGGTGCTTAATGTTACTACAAGCTGTGAAATCTAGAAACTTATGGTTATGGGGTGAAATTGTTCAGCCTGCATCTGTTCTGAATTATCGCGATCAGCTTTTAACTAAACGTGCAGATTTAGAGCGAGAAAAGTCTATTCTTTCAGAAGAATTAGTAAATTTAAATAAACAAAATAAAGGACAATCAGAAGGAGCATTAGCATTACAAGAAAATTTGAAATCTGTTCAAGAAGAGCTTAATAAAGTTGAAGCTGAAATTAAAAATTCTAATATGATTAATACATCTCTTCAATCAAGAAATATTACATCTAGTACTTTTACAGACCCATTTAAAATAACAGCATTACAATCAGTTGATGTAACTTGGGATAATCCAATAGGTGAGTCATATGGTATAAGCTCAAATTTTTTACAGTCATGGCATAATAAGCCAGTTGTAATAAGTTTTAAAGGTATTTCTTATATGGGTGCTTTTGGTGGTAAAACTGTTGGAAATTTAAAT